TTTTCTTTTTCAATTTTCAGAATGGCAATTTCTTGATCTTTCTCAGCTTTCATTTTCAGTATAAGAATTTCTTGATCTTTCTCTGATTTTATTCTGGTAATTTCTTCTCTAAAAAATTGATTTTTTTTCTTACATGTTAATTCATGTCTGTTAAAATGAGAAGATGAAAAATTCTTACCACAAAATACACAAGTAACTAAAGATGATATAATTTTCCCAGAATTTTGAGATTCTTGTATCTTAAGACAATATTTAGTTTGTGTTTGATGAATATTTAAGAGATATTTTGTTTTAAACTGCTTCTTGCAAAACTGACAAGTTAATTCACTAATTGTTTCAACTTTTTTAGCTTGAGCTTCTTGGATTTTTAGACAATATTTGGTTTTTTTCTGGTGCTGTTTTAGCATTTGAGTATTTCCAAACATATTATTACAAAACTGACATTGTTCCATTTGCTTTTTATTTTATTCATTTATTTTTAAATGAAAAATACATTTTTCTTTTGATAAAACGTCACTTTTATCTGATAAAATTAAAAATGGCTAAAAATGGCTAAAAATAGGATAAAAATATTAAAAATAGTCATAATTTTCTGATTAAAGTCACTTTTAAGACTTTTTTTACAAAATTTGAAATGTGTGTGTGTAAGACTCTTTTTTAAAAAGCTATCTCACCGAAAAAATCTTTTTTTGCGGATTTCCTCCTCCGATTTTTTAAAAAGTTCGGCGGCGGAGGAGATAAGGAGTAAAAAATTTTGTTTTCTAAATAATTTCAAAAATTAATAAAAAATTTCCTTTGGATTATCTTTTTTATTTTGCTCCTCCGCCTCCTCCGCTTTTTGAATTGTAGTTCTAAAGAAAATTTTTGTAATAAAATTCATAATTTAATCATTAATTTTTTTCATGATACGTTATAAATGGAATACAGAGGTAATATTGAAAAGATTACTGTTAACAATACATTTTATCGTAAAGTATTACATACTACTAAAAATATGCAATTGGTTGTGATGAGGCTTAAACCACACGAGGAAATTGGTATGGAGCGTCATGCAAAAACAAGTCAGTTTATTAAAATAGAATCAGGTAAAGCAAAAGCTATCATTGGTGATAAACAATATTATTTGAAAAATGGAGACGCTGTAGTTATACCACCAAACTCTTATCATAATATAATTGCAGTCGGTAACGAAGATTTACATCTGTATACTATCTACACACCTCCAACTCATTCGAAAAATACAAAGCAAAAAAACAAAGAATAGATATTTTTCGATATTTTTATATATCGAAAAAATAAAACAATTTATCTACCTAACGTGATTACGGAACAGACAGAAAGAACCCTTTTTAGTGAGTATACGAGCTAGATCATTGGCTGCTGGATCGTCAATATCGTTCAAAAATTCATCATGCATAACATAGCATAAATCCCAAACCGGCTCTTTTCGTTCGAGCGCCTTCTTTACCGCTTCACCTGCTCTGCGTTTGCCCTCTTCATTAATATCTCTAAACTTTCCAATTCCACTGACAAAATTAGCGGATACATAACTTGATTTTGGTACCTTATTAGAATTTGCATCTACATATTTTACTACAGGCTCTTCTACCAAATCGTACGTTGACCAACATTCCGAATCATCAATGAGTTCACAAGCAACAGCGACTGTCACAACATCTGCCAGAAAACTAGCCTCTTTTTCTGTGTATTCGTTAAGAGCTTCAACAACAAGCTCAGGTGACTGTTCTAGCTTCATTCTAGAAGAAAGAGCTGGTGCTACAAGTTCCTCAAGAACTTTAATTGTAAGTTCCTGATCATAGTACATATTATTAGTTCTCTTTATAAGAGATTCTGGTGACTTAATAAACAAAGGTCTGGCTTCTCTAGGAGCACTTGCAAAAAAAACATCTATATTTTCTCGTTTACACCAAGACAAAATAGTAGAAAGAGCAAACGAAATATTTTCTTGTATTTGACACTTATTTTCAAAGTTGCATCTAAGTCCATTTATTTTAGTTCTAATATTAATAGGTGCCCTAAAATTTGAAGGTAATAGATGAACACGATCTTCATTTTCATTTGACTCTAATATAGAAAATGCTTTAATGTATTCTGATAGATTTGATGAGAATACAACGTAAAACTTGCCGTCTGTCATAGAAATATGAGCATCCTTAATCAAAGGAAGAGTATCGAAATTTGGTGCTGAATTTAGAAAGAATATATTCTTTTGGTTCATCTTCTTCCACATTCCGTCTAGATCAATGAATGATTCATCATACTCAAGATTGCCATCAACAACCTTTGTTGTCATATCATGTGATAGGATTCTGAGCAGAAGATTGTAAGATTCATCCGCGTCTGAATGAAACTCAGTTGTATCTAAAGAATCTTTCTTATAAAAAAATGTTTGAAAGTGCGGACTAGGAACGCTAAAACTTGGCTTTCCGACAACTCCTTTCTTAAACCAAGTTTGACAAGCTGAACCTATTTGAATATTAAGTTTTCCTGTCTTCTCAGCCTCTTCTAGAATATTTTTAAATATAGACACTGTATTAACATAATCGATAAATCTTGCATTTAGATAACTAGGACGATCTGTAGTAAGAGCTTTAGCAAGAATTATATTTTTCTCTGGAATGTTAATAAACGATTCAAGACTATCTACATATGCTTTAAAAATCTTTACTTCATTTGCATTACGCCATTCCATAAAATCCTTAAGATTAGCTTGAGTTGTCTCTTCGTCTGTATCAAAAAGATTAATAGAATTGGGTTTTACGGGAACACAGTTAACTCCCATTGATCCACCAACAAAAATAGGATCACGAGTAGCAAAAACTGCGTACTTGTCATCTTTATATACAGCCAAGTCGAGTCTTGTAGAAAAGATAGTGTCTGTAAACCTCGGATTTTTGCAATCAATCTTAGAAAGAAGATCCTTTGGATCATCTGGTCCGGAATATGCTAAACTTTGTTCACGTGCCTTAATACTTTGTTCATATATTTGCTGTCTTTGCTCCTTAGACGGTATTCCCGTAATATCTGATAACATATTCTTAAAGATCGAATACGAGGTGGGTGACATGTTTTTTAAAAAATTCTAAAGTAAATATATAAAAAAATCAATTTTACTTTTTTACAATTTTGTAATTCTTAACAAATATTAAATGGATGATATTTACACTTTTGAATCTGAAAAAACTATGAACTTTCAATATTCTCTCATAGAAATATTTTCTAGTTACAATTTAATTTCTTTTTATAATATTTTGCAACAGACAGGGTCTGTTATAACAGGTGCAGTTGTTCTAGACAGCCTATATCAATTTAAGAATAACAACAAACCAGAATCTCTTTATATTTATTCTACATTTACAGGCGCTCGGTTAATTGGTGAATTTCTTAAAGATTATAAAATCGTAACAAAGGAAGATCAAAATGTGACTGTTGTTGCACCAGATCTGTCACCTGATAAAGAATCTTCTTTTTTCTTAAAAACAGGTGTTCGAGTAATTTTGGAATATTCTATTGTTCCGATCAAAAGTAGTACTATTAAAAAAGTAAAAATTATGGTTGTAGATAAGGAAGAGGATGTGATAGGTGCTATTACCAATTTTGACTTAAGTTTCACTCGAGTTTGGTTTGACGGAAAAGATATCAAAACAACAACACCTGTTGATGATATAAAAAATATGATTGGTTATCTTGATGAGGAGTATATAGAACTACTTATCAATTTTAATCCTAAAATAATTAAACGAATGATGAAATATAGAGAACGTGGTTTTGCTATAACATATAATACTCCAACCACTAATATAAGTGTAACTATAAAGAAAACTAATGTAATGAAAGTATTTGGTACTAACGAAGAACGGTTGGTCAAGAGTTTGTACACAAAGTTATTAAATTCACTTATCACATATTTTCTTATAAACAACGGTGGTATTTATACAGATGGTACTTATGACGATGATTACATTCCAATTCTTGGAAATGCCGATATTTATCTCAAATATTTTGAACTTAAAAACTTCAGTATGAATAGTTTTATTGAACTTTTAAAAAAGTTGTCGAGTAATATATGTGTTTTACCGTTTTGGATAAGATCAGAATACGGAAAAGCTCAAACAGAGATATTTAATGCTTTACTTCTAGAAGAGTGCGGATTTCTCAAACTTTGTATTAATGAACCGGAAGGGGTTTACAGGAATTTTATACATTCTATTCTTAAAAAGTTAGGGTTTAATATTGACTCGCTGGAGGAAATATCAAACCAATATAAAATAATAATAGACGAGTTTTATAACGATGTTGGACATGAAATGATATACAAGAAAAAAATATATGCAAAGCAAAAAAATCTATGTATGTTAAATGATGAGGAAGATAGAATGATATTAAGTACTCGTGATGTTAGAAAAAATACTGGTACTAGAAATATACCATGGCTTGATCTTGTAAAACCAAAGAAAACCGAAAATGTTCGTTTCAGAGAGGCTGCAAAAATTGAAGAGTTTAAAGGGTGTTATGATATCGAACATATGAGTATATACGATATTAACTCTTATCTAAGTGGTGAAGAAATAGAAGGATATAATGATAAAGGTGAAAAAGATATGGATTATAATATACCTGCTGTAAGTCCGGAAGTCGCGAGGGAAAGATTAGTATTTTTTGTAGCAAAATCGTGGGATGATCTAAATGATTTAAGCGCTTATTGTTATGATCTGAAATATCTAGAAAAGGATATAAGCAAACAAATATTTTACGAATGCGAAGGTGGTGATATACCCTCCTCTTCTAAGGATAACCCTATAATTCAGTTGAATGTGGGTGGTAGAGTTTACGTTCCTCTTGGAGAATTTTTACATGCTTTGTACAAAAGTAGAAAGCAGACTTTTATTTTGATTCCAACTGAAAAAGAAATTGCACGCACTGGTTCGTTGGCATCTACTTATGGAAATTCAAATGTTTCTGCAACTCATTGTGGTGAAGGAACAAATATAAAACTTCATACTATAAGAGCATGCACTGGTGAAAGGAAACGTATTCGTGGGGGACGACAAGGAAGGCTACGTGGGCAACAAAACATGTGTTGGCCTGTAACGGACGGTTTACAGATAAGCGAAATTGGTGATAGTAGATTTTTACTATCAAATATATATTACGCAAACGAAAAACTCATTAGCAAACTTGAATCTGAAAAGGATAATTTGGAGCTTTCTTTATCAAAAATTAAACTTTCTCTTGCATTTTTACGTGAAATTGGATACATAGAGAAATTTAATAAGATACAGGAATACGGAGTAAGAATACATTTTTTGATTGAAATTTCAACAAAGTTAGATGAGTTGACTGCAATGAACGAGGGAGAACTCAATGATAGTTTACGTGATATTGAGGATGAAATACGCCAAATTCTTACCAGAAATTAAATATTAGATAGCGATAATGAATGATATTTACTTTGAACTATTCTATGTTGTTTTTATGAAGATAATTTTAATTATTAAACTGTTTACTAGTACACAAAAACATTCGTGGTATGATTATCATATGTTGTCAAAGATAGATCAGTTTCATAGAACTCCTATCTATGTTTTATAATTTTAATATTTAATTTATATTACATATTTATTATAAATGAGTGTTTTAGAAAAAGTTGATGCAACGTCAAAGTATGGTGTATTATTATATTGTCATGGAAAAATATTTGATATTGAACAAGAAATTGTAGATCTTTTAAAATTATCATATCTAATTATTAATAAAAAAGAGCCAATAAAAATTGATAGTATAAATATAAGGAAAGAATCAAAACCGACCATTTTAAGTAAGGATGGAAATCTTCCAGAAGAATTCTCTAGTAAGTTTAATGTTGTTGTTGATTATAATTGTGATTATACGGGTACTTGTGTTACGGAAAGTGATTTTAACAGATATACTAAGCCTTTGTACAAAAATATGATTAAAGCTCTTAATCCAGAAGCTTGGTGTTTTATTACACTTTTTGATAATATAGATCCTCGTTCTGCACTTATCGATCCACTTGCAAAAAGAATGCAACAAGCAGAAGACAGAAGAATAAATTTAATAAAAGGACTAATAACTGATCATTGTAAAGATTTTTCGATGCTTCTTCAAGAAATTACACTACCTGATAATTTTGAAGTAACTTATATTATATTTTTTGGTGGTTTTATAATATAGATTGCGTATACATTTATTGATTATCAATTAATTGTCTTGCACAATTTTTTTTGTAAGTTATGCTTTGTAAGATCAATTTAAAAAGTATATTATTTTGAACATAATAAATGAGGTTTTTCACACATCTTTATAACCCGTCTGTTTAGAGGTCAATATTCTAGATAATATTAACATTACCGGTTTGAGAAGACTCTCTATTGGATAAGAGAGAGTGTGAGAACGGGAATAAAAATTAAACGGCAGTTTATCTGAAAAAGAAATACAAATCTAAAAAAGAGACTTCTTATAAAAAAAATACAAGCAAATGGCAGCTAACGTAAACAAGTTCAACAAGTTTGTACTTTCCTTTTTGAAGGATACCAGCGAGAGTAATAATGTTAATGAATTGTGGATGGCTTCGGACGTTCAAAAGCAAGTTAAGTCTCTATGTGCATCGGCTGCCGGAAGCCAAGGGCGTAAGAATAAGGATCCTAATGCTCCTAAGCGTGGTAAGTCTGGATATCTATTTTTCTGTTCGGAGAATCGTGATGCTGTCAAGGCTTCTCTCGGAGAGAATTCAAAGGCGACTGACGTTACAAAGGAGTTGGGTTTGCGATGGAATGCTTTGAAGGAAAGCAAGAAGCCGGCTGATAAGAAGATTCTTGCTGTTTACGAGAAGGCTGCGGCGGATGATAAGGCTCGTTACCAAGATGAGAAGGCAGATTACACTCCTCCGGAAGCAGACAATTCTGATGATAATACACGTCGTCGTGGAAAGCGAAAGTCTGCTAAGAAGGGTCCCAAGCGTGCTAAGAGTGGTTACCTTTATTTTTGTGAGGAACGTCGAGACCAATTGAAGGTCTCTAATCCAAATTTGAAGTCAACAGAAATTACTTCAGAACTTGGACGACTTTGGAATGAGCTCAAGGCTGATTCTTCTCGTGCAGCAGAGCTTGCTAAGTATGAGAATAACGCTGCTAACGATAAGCAGCGTTACGAGACGGAAAAGTCTGATAATGTTGACGAACTTAAGCAAAAGAACACAAAGGCTACTCCTCCTAAGAAGGAGGCTCCTAAGAAGGAGGCTCCTAAGAAGTCTAAGAAGGAGGATGTTATTGTAGAGGATGAAGATGAGGATGTTGTAGAGGATGAGGCGCCTCCTGTTAAGAAGGGTAAGGTTGCTCCGGCTAAGAGTGCTCCAGCTAAGGAGACTCCTTCAGCTAAGAAGCTAAACGGTTACCAAAAGTATTGCGAGAGCAGGCGTCCTGAGCTAAAGGCTAAGCATTCTAATGATAAGCCAGCTGATATTACCAAGAAGCTCAGTGATGAGTGGAAGTCCTTGTCGAAGGAGGATAAGCAGAAGTGGGATTAAAATTAAATATATTCAAAAGAATAAAGTTAAATTCAAACATTTTACCTATTTTTATTATAATTATATTAAAAATATATAATTATATTACAATATATTAAATGAAATTCAAAATTTTATGTGTTATTTTATGTGTTATTTTGTTAACATTCTTTATTATAAAAAGTTGTGAAACATATATCTATATAGATAAAAGTAGTAATTTTAACACTACTGTAATTCCAAAAAAAGTAATGCAAACATACTTTGATATATCAAAAATACCTCAAAAAGTATATGATAATATAGCTATGTATGCAAATGGTTTTGAGCACGTCATATATGACGATAATACGGCAATATCATTTTTAAATAAATTTTATTCTAAAGACGTTGTTAACGCTTTTAATAAATTAAAAAATGGTGCACATAAAGCAGATTTATTACGTTATTGTTTATTGTATACATACGGTGGTATTTATTTAGATATAAAGACAGAACTTATTACTCCATTAACAGATATTTTTTATTCAAACTCAGATATCGATATATATGTAGTGTTGATGCATGCTAAAGATGGTATATATAATGGTGTAATTGCTGCAAAACCTCAAAACAAAATATTTTTAGAACTTATAAATCATATTTTACACATAACTTCTACAGTATCTGATATGCCATATGCAACATTTATTAAACATTTTTTAACTGTGTTGAGTTCTAATATAAAAACTCCAATTACTTTATCAAAAACATTAAACAGCAAGTTTGGAAAAGTTTATTTTTTCAACGAAACTTGCACAGGAAATGAATCAGATTGTCCAGATGGATTAGATAGATATCGTAATTGTTGTTATATATACGATAATGATAAAAAAATTATTAAAGTCAGGTATTCTGATTATCCTTGGAAATAGAGTTACTATCTTAAATGAAGACCTTCATAATTCAACTAAAAGTCTGCAAAATCAGATAAAAATAAAATTGAATTTTTTAAAGAGAAAATGTTTAAAAAATTAGATCATGCCTCGTTTAGTAAAAAAGGAAGTCAATATGAAGGTTCCAGAAGATATAGTTTCTCAAATGCAAGCATATATGGAAAAGCTCAAATTAACTTCTAATCTTCAAACTGAAACTTCTTCTAACGAGGAAGAAGAGTATGAAGAAGAAGGAGTTGATATTGAGGTTAACGGTGTATATGATCATCGTATATCTCCAGATGGAGTTTGGCAGTTTAAAATCGGATGGAAAAATTCTCGCGTTCGCGAATGGGTAGATGATAGTGATTGTAATTGCGAAATGATGATAGCAAAGTACTTGAAAGGAAAGTCAGTTCGAACAGCTTATTTATTCTGTAGAGTTAGCACAGCTGATCAAGCTACATCAGTTAATGTTTCTCTTGATGGGCAAGCAGCAGAACTTCGTAGAGCGGCGGAGGCGCAAACAATTTATCAGCGCATCAAAGTATATTCAATCTCTCAAAGTGCTTATAAAAATATTCCAAAGACACTTCGCCGTATAGGAGAGGCCTGCTTGCCTGAAGATGGTATATTTGTTTGGCGCGTAGATCGCCTTTCAAGAAATATAGTAAAGTACTTGTCGTGGATGGAAGACTTGAATGACAGAAATGTTATTCTATACTCTCATCAAGAGAATATTTCATACTCAAAAAACAAGCTTGCATTTTTACAAGCGGTTTTAGATGCCCAGAAAGAGGCTGCGCTCTTGGGAGAAAGAATCAAGATGTCTTACCGAATGAAAAGAGAAAGAGGTGACGAAAAAGTAGGGTCTCTACCTTACGGAAAGAAATACCACCGTGTCTTACGACCAGACGGTGGTACTTTGAAAAAGATAGTTGTAGACAATCCGGAAGAAATCGCAATTATTGATCGTATTATGGTATGTGATTATCGTTTTTCTGCTCAAATTGCCGACGAATTGAATTCTGAAGGTCTTAAAAAGAGAGGTCGACCGTGGACTAAAATGTCGGTTATTAGTTTGCGTCCAAAGAAGAAGCTACACTTTTGGCAGAAATCATAAGATTTATTACTGAATAAAAGGTATACCAAATATAAAAACCATACCAAAAGGATATGGTTTTTCTATCTTTCAAATGCGCATATCTTACATATACCAAACCAACTTCTATATTTTGGTTCAAGAGATGACTCTACTGTAAAACGACAACATGGACAACTTTGTCCACACTGCCCGTAATGTAAATGCTTTGACCATGATTTTGGATGTTTTTTCTTTTTAGGTATATACCGTTTAATTTTAATTACACGATGAGTCATTCTCTTTTGTATAATTCTTCTTGGTTTTTAAATACCAATAATTTAGATATTCCATTTTTCTTATGTTTTTCTTCTTCTATTCTTTTAAAATCAACAAAATGTATCTTTGGTGGGGGCTTTACTTGAATTTGAAGTTTTTGGCATCGAGATGTAGTTCCTATAATTGATTTCGAACAAACAAAATATCTCATAGATTTTTATAATAAGAACTAAATTTTTAGACTATAAAATAAAGATGAGATTTTACTTAAAGTAATTATGTTTTAGTATTAATAAGATGGAAAAAAAACTTGTTAATATTATTGTAAATGCATTTTTAATTATTGCATTTTTGTTATTTATAATCACTATTCTGGTTAAAAGATTCGTCTATTTCAAACCTTCTTCTCAGTTCATTGAATCAGTAGATAAATATCAGAGTATAAACCACAAACATTTACATGGTTGGTTTTTAGAAAATGAATCATCTAATAAAATTATATTATTCTGTCATGGTAATACGGGCAATATTTCTCATGAGCAGGAAAGAATAATTTCTCTTAGAAATTTAGGTTACTCAGTTTTAACTTTCGATTATTCTGGATACGGAAAGAGTGGAGGAGTTCCAAGTGAACAACAACTATACGACGATGCTTCAGATATGATTGCTTTCATTCGTCAAAAATATCGACCTGAACAAATAATAATATACGGCTTTTCATTAGGAGGACCAGTCGCGACTTATGCAGCGAGGAGATATGGTATTTCCACACTAATTCTCGAATCACCACTTCCAAGTGTTAAAATTTACTTAAAAAATAAATATCCTATGATGTCGTTCTTTGCACCATTATTCCCAGAATTTGATACGTATGCTTACTTGAACGGATTTAGAGGAAAAACTCTTCTTCTTCATAGTCCCGAAGACACGAAGATCTCATACGAAACGGTAATGCACTTAATTAATATAAGTTCTTTACATATTCAAATGAGAGGGTCTCATAATAAACCTATAATTCCGTGGAATGAGGTTAAAAAATTTATAGAAACACCAACTATAATATAAAAGTTTTTTCCATTGTCTTGATAATAGTACACTTTAGAAAATACAATTTTTGTAGTTCATCCAGCTGCAAAATTAAAAGTCAATACATTTTTATTATTATCATTGAATTCTTCTATACACTTACTATCATCTAAAAACATATCTTTACCATATATTTTAACAACAGAAAATGTTGGATTTATATTCAAAGTATTATTTTGATTCAACACCATTTGGCATATTTCTTTAATTGTTGTTTTTTCAAAAACGGTGTAACGAAATGGAAATCCTTCATCATTTGAAAAAATCCATCTTAAATGGACATTTATCATTTTGTTAATATAATAGAAAATTTTAGATTTTCTATTACGATTACTTAAATACCAACCGTTTTACACCCTTGAAGATTTAAAACGCCGGTTTTCACCTTTGTAAATCAACGAGGTTTGGTCTTTTCATACCGTGTAAATTTTGATTTTGTAATACCGATGTAGTATCACTGAGTAAGCCTCTGGCTTCTTTTTAGATAATCCGGTCTTCCTAACCTGTTTATCTCATCTAATGTTATTTTCAAGATATTCCTTGAAGCATTCGTATCTCTGTTCCATAGCCCTGAGCAAGTCTTACACTTGACAAGTCTGTGTCTCAAAATACGATTGTTTCTCCAAGGTCTTGGATTTTCACATTCTCTAAATGTTTTACATATTCCATCATCACTTTCACAATGACTACATCTACAACTTGTTCTAAATTCATCAACAAGATACACTTTATATCCCGCTTTTCTAAACAAAGTTCTAAATCCTTTTCCTTTCACAGGTTCTTTGAATTTACGATGTTGGTATTGCTCAAAATCACCAAATCCTATAATTGTTTCTTCTGGGTTACCATATAATTTACAAAAATTGTTAAGCATTTTACTTTATGAACAAGGTGGTATGACAACAGAAAGATTTATAGAATTTTTAGATGAATTTATAGTGGATGAATACAGAAATCATTTGATTATAGTAGATAATGCAGGTGCACATAGAAATGAAAATGTAAGAAGAATAATAAATGAAAGTGAGAATGAATTATTATATTCAATTCCATATACACCAAAGACAAATGCTATTGAAAATTGGTTTAGTCAATTGAAACATTACTTGAAAAAAGACGGAGTATTGAATTATAGAGATTTACAGAGAAGTGTAAGAAGTGCAATAAGAAGAATAAAACCAGAGCATTACTTGAATTATTTCAGATTTGCGTATAGAAAAGCTGAGTTAAGAACGTATGAGAAAAAGTTATCAACGAAACATCGTAGTCCAAAAGTATATAAATAATCAAAACCGGCGTTTTAAATCTTCAAGGGTGTAAAACTTATAATCAGTTTTTCATATTAATTTCCAATCCTCCTTGCTTTTTTATAGCCTCAAGATCTGCTTTAAATTTTTCCTTATCTATTCCTAAACTTCCTAGAGTCTTTTCTAGAACCGTTTCTCTTTGATTTTTACCACTTCTACAAATTTGTTTCTCTGTTATTTTAGACTTTAGAAGATTTGAAAGTTTTTTTCTCCGCATTTCTTTATCCTCTTCCATGATTTATTTTTTACTCTTTGTTTTTAAGTAATAGTTTATGTTTCTTTGCTTGCCTCATCTATCATTTCTAGAAGAATGCAATCAATATCGTATTTTGGTTCCCATCCCAATTGTTTCCTTGCCTTTCTTGAATCACCGTGAAGAGAGTCTACTTCGCTTGGTCGATAATATTTAGGATCTATACGAACTACAATATTGTCATCAACTGAAGCATATTCTTTATCTCCCGTTCCGTACCATTGAATATCCATTCCAACTATTCTAAAGACTTTATTTACAATATCCTTAATCAAATGTTTCTCTCCGGAAGCTATCACGTAATCGTCGGGTTTTTCTTGTTGTAGCATCAACCACATAGCATTTACAAAATCCTTTGCATGCCCAAAATCTCTATAAGAGTAAATATTTCCTAGATAAAGACATTTTTGCTTACCTTTTGATATTGCCACAGCCGCTTGTACTATTTTTTGTTCAACAAACGTTTCACCCCTTCTAGGTGAAGTGTGATTAAATAAAACTCCATTAACAGCAAACATATTATAAGCTTCTCGATAATTTTTTACTATCCAATGTGAATATAGTTTTGCAACTGCATAAGGAGAACGTGGATAAAATGGTGTAGATTCGTTTTGTGGTTCGTCATATACACCTCCATACAATTCTGATGTACCAGCCTGATAGAATTTAATCATCTTTTTCTGATTTCTACATGCTTCTAGAAGTCGTAAAGTTCCTAGAGCATCAATATCACCAGTATATTCTGGTGAATCAAATGATACTCTTACATGAGACATAGCTGCCAAATTATATACTTCATCTGGTTCAATTTCCTTGATTAATTTATCTAAACAACCTGAATCGCTCATATCTCCATAATGAAGGAAAAGTTTAACATCCTTCTCGTGTGGATCTTTATAAAGGTGATCCAAACGTTGTGTATTAATGGTACTAGACCTTCTGATAAGGCCGTGAACTATATATCCTTTTTTAAGAAGTAACTCACAGAGATAAGAACCATCTTGCCCAGTACATCCTGTTACAAAAGCTATCATTTTTTTTTGTAATAACTTCTACCTTTTAAACTATATGCGTTTATTTTTTGAAAATGAAATTATAATTATACACAATGTTATAATTATAAATAAATGAACTTTGATGCAGATACACTATTAGAATCTATTTCTGGAGCTTCTTCATCTGAAAGATCCATAATTTTAATGAATAATACTCTGCAAGAACTAAATAAAGAGCATTTACTCACAATTAAGAAAATGGAAATTAATTTAGAAGAGTTATACGAATCTCTGTCAAAATCAGAGTCCCGTGTTGAAAACCTAAATGGTCTTCTTGCGGATTTACATCAAACTGAAGCGAATCTCCGTGAATTGAGTGAAAAAGATGCGAAAGTGATAGAAACAACTCGTGCAGAGTTGCGCAACTATAAAATAAAAGCCAAGACTCATCTCAGATACTTACAAATAATAATGATAGTATTTTCATCTTTTTATTATGAGTTTCATGGTTTTAATACTTTTGCTCCAATTGCAATGATGCTAATAGTAATCGCCGCTTTTCAAGAATCAACTCTTGATGGTATGATAATTCTCTGATGCGCAATTTAGAATTAAGTTTGTTTTTAACATTCAATTATATGCTTTTCATTATCTTCCTCCTCATTCTCGGAGTCAGATTCGCTTGGAACTTTCATTTTTTCACATGCAATCTCAATTTTTGTAGATGTTTTATCTGCAAAGTCTGACAAAATCTCACCTGTCTGAGCTTCTTCTTGCGCTCTGCTACTAGTTGTTTCAATAGATGAAGTACCTCGGTCAGAACCATCGTCGTCATATTTTAGTTTGGGTTCAATGTAATTTTGAGTTTTATTTACTCTAGACTTGGTATCTGTTAGAGTCTTATCGAATTTTTTAAGATAATCATTCATAACCCATGTAAGCACTTCCGGTACATTTTCTCTTATTTCTAACATTTCTGATTTCTTTTCTTGAATAAATTCTTGAGGGGTTTGTGTTCTCTCGTGACGACCAAATGATAACATAGTATCTATATCCATTGAAATTTTCGTATATTTAAATGATGCATTTTGATGTTTGTTTGTTTTTTCAGAAGTACCTACAAAACTGCTCACACCACTTAATGCAGCAACAAATAAGGCAAGTCCTCCATTAATATATGTCCATGCTTCAGAATCATTTTTATTGCTTGAAAAGATAGATGATGCTGTGATACCTCCAATGATAACAACTGGAATACCTAATCTCTTATGCCATGTCGCGTAATATTGCGCACATAAAGAATGCATAATTGAATACGTTTTAGACATTTGAGCCCATTTTTTTAATAATTGTTCATGATAACGATTCCAACTATTACTTATTGTCATTTAAATCTAATAAAGATTTAAATTACTTAAAACTAAAAAATTAATCATATTCTCATATAATATTTGTCACGCCATACTTTAACGTATAGAGAATCTAATTTTTCATAAAATTCTTCAATACTTCCGTCGTTTTTCAATAGATAATCCCATTCTTCACTTTTTATATTATCCAAAGCTGTTTCGCTCACATGTGACAAACTACCTGTACCTGCTCTTTTCTCAGAATCGGTCTGTCTAACAATATTAACACAAAACCAATCTTCCTTTTTCAAACCATACAATTCATTAGGGAACCGAAGATCTGATAGAAAAAAATTTCCTTCTGAATTTGTATTTTTGATAGCCATTTTAAGCCACACATCAGGATCTTTTTTTCTAGCCCACTCTGTACCAATAAATTGTAGAAATTGTCGATCTTTTTCTTCTTCAAAACCACATACTTTTTGTGCATAACGCTGTATATCATATAAAGGTGATGCAAATGAAATTTTTTCACCTCCATACTTTTTAATGAGATAAGAGCAGGCTTCATCCTTACCAACACCCATCTTATACCCAAAAGCAATTTTTATTTGCGATTTTGGACTTAATATACCAGAAAGCATATTTATATTCAAAGGTTAATTTCTTTAATATGTATTTTAAAATCATAAACTTATTTTGCTTTATCAAAATAAGTATTATACACATTCTCGTTTGAAATGAACGAACATTTATATTTTTTTAAATAATAAATGGTAAAACATAATCAATTTTGACCATATTTAAAATCCTTTAGAATTGGATTAAGTGTTACCATTTCTGTCAGATCCTCTTTTACGTATCCCCATTGTTTGTACCATTCTTCACCGTATTGTTCTTTTAGCAATGCATGATCATTTTCTTCAAGCATTGATGGATGCATTCCAGACTGAAGAGATGTTTCAATATAAGCAACTGCTTCCGCAATTGGAGGCTCCAAACTTTGTCCAGTATCAAAGTTTATACGGCCATATAGATGATCTCCAATTGTCTTATATTTTTGTTTCTGTTCGTCTGATAATGCAGCCATTGCAGATCTAACCATTGGATTATCAAAAAGATCATTACCAACTTGTGTACTTTTCTGTATATTAGAATTGTCACATGTATTAGTATTAGTCTTAGTCTTACTCTTTTTACCCATATTTACTTAGACTGTTCATTCTTTTTAAGTATCTTTTTAATAATTTTTTCTGGATATTCATCTGTATTATAATATATCTTTTCATAGACTTTTTGCAAAAAGTCTGCATAAGAACGAATAAATGTAGTAAAAGTTATATTGTTATCTTTTATTGCTTGCAGAGATAGTAAGACAACTTCAGAACGTGATTTTAACGGATTTGATAGTCTCATATCTGCGTACCAGAATGACCAAGCCGAACAATATGCCCAAGGTCCATTTTCTCCTTGTTGTTCTTGAAATTCTGTATCATCTTCTTGAATCATCTGAAAACTGTCCATTGGACAAAAAGAAAGAGGATCGTAAATTGCTTTAACCATATCTTTATTGACATTTTTGTTAAATAGCTTTGCAAGTTTTTCGTCAATCATTGGTGCGCTTTTACAATATGGTGAATAAATATATCCATAAGGCTCAAAACGCTCTAACTCTTTTGTTAATGAATTGTAAATTAAAAAATTACCATGATCTCCATCTGTACAGTAAAAACCAAATGGTATAATAATAAATTCAGAACCTCTTTTCAGACAATTTTTTATTGATGTCCATAAACCTTCAGGTATGATAAAATCATTCTTAAATTCTGACCACACCAAACTCACCATATCAAATTTTTTTGGACGAAGAGCTAAAGCTCTAGATGTTAATTTTCCGGAAGGAGTCAATAATCCAGTAGAAAACGCAACACAATGTTGTGGATACTTGTGCATTAAGTATAATATAGATGTTAATTCCATACGACTAAATGATCTAAACTTGGTTTTATCGACCAATACTTTTGGTTTTATCATATGAAATTCTTTATCATCCGATTTAGTTGTTTGATACTTTAGTTTATATTTTGAAAATTTAGTACTTGGTAAATGATTTACCAGTAAATCTACTATATCTAATTTTGACATACTATAATACCCTCTGAAATTTTCTTCTTTGGCTATTTCTCTTAGTTGCGACAACGTAAGTGTTTCTAAAAAATCTCCCATTCTTTATTATTTAGAAACTATTACATTATTTTAAAAAATTGAATTAACAAATTTTTAAAGAGATTTATTATTTTAGTAAAATAATAAATTTATACATATTAAGAGCTTTTTCTGACATATGCAGCAAAGACAGCTGCTGGATTATTGCTATTTTTCAATTGTTCACCGACCTTTGTCAAGAAAGATGAGTAAGAACGAATAAATTGAGTAAAAGAATAATTATTTTTTTTCAGTTTTTCTATGCCGATAGAGACAACTTCAGAACGAGACTTTTTGGGGTTAGACATACGAATATCAGCATACCAAGCAGACCATGCTACACAAAATCCTCCAATTTCTCCAATTTTTTTGTCCAATTCATTAACTTGAATTTTCTGAACATTAACTGCTGGACAAAAAGATAATGGGTCATACACTTCTCTGATCATATCTTTATGTACATTATTGTTAAAAAGCTCTGCTAGTTTTTTCTCAAAATTTGGTATATTTAAGAAATTAGCCATTGGTTTTCCGTGCGGCTCAAATCTTTCAAGAACTTTTGTTTCTGTATTGTAGATCAAAAAATTAGCATGAGAAGCACGTTTACCCCAAGAATTTATACCATTAATACCTAAAGGCATTACAATAAATCGAGGTTTTCTCTTCAAGCAATCTTTTATTGAATCCCATAAACCTACTGGAATATAAAACATGTTTTCATCTGCACTCCAAGACAACGAAGTGTTGTTAAAACTCTTAACATTAAAACCTTTTTGTGTTATTTTTCCAGATCCAGTCAATAAATCTTTTGGAATAGCTACACAATCTTTTGGGTGTCTATGCAATAAATAAACCATTGAAACTAAATCTTCCCATGAAGATCCTTGAAAATTAGTTTTTTCAACTATCTGAGGTTTTAACATGTGAAAGCTTGAACTTCCGGAAGAAAGTGGTTTAGTTAGGATTTTTTCTAACTCTGTGTACCCACCAATAAATACATCCATATTGAAAATAACAGGAAAATATTTATATCCACCCGTTAAACTGGCCTTTTCTTTAAAAAAATCTTTCTTGTCTTCATCACGAACTTTTATTTGAGTGTATTTCAAACCAATGCTATCTAGAAGTTCTACAGCCTTTTTACAAGAATTACACCCGTCAATACTATAAATTGTCCAATCTGGTTTATTTATTTTTTCATTTAATAAGGAATTAACAAGTTTTTTACCAATATTTCCAGTTTTATTTACACATATTCCACTATCTGGGTTACAAATTTTAGACGGTACACATATTTTATTGATACACTTATCATCTTTATTTTGAAGTATTATTTTTGGAATTACATTATGATATCCCGTGCTTGAGTTAATTAATGATATTAGTTCTGCCTTACGCAGTTTAGAGTATCCAGATAAGTTTTTCAGTCTGGCTATGTCCAAAAGTTCTTTTACTGTAAAATTTTCAAGATTTTTTGAGACAATACCATCTGGTGGTATTGCGTCAGGTATAACTTTAGGTATAACTTTAGGTATAACTTTAGGTATTCCCATTTCTGAGTTGATTAACGAGATTAGTTCCACCTTTCGCAGTTTAGAGTACCCCTTTAAGTTTTTCTGTCTAGCTATTTCCAAAAGTTCTTTGACTGTAAAATTTTCAAGAGGTTTTGACATATTTACTTAAATAGACGAAAAAAAATATTACATTTAAAGAATTTTTATTTTAACAATCTTGTATATTGAAAAGTTATTTAATTAATGGTTCAGAGGAATCTTGATTAGACATATTTCTATAAAATATTGTATGTTCTACTTGACCACAAATATCTGGAACATCAAAATCTTTGATATGTCCAAATTTTTCATTACACATCTCACGAATATCTTTTGGTATTATAGAATTAGTATCTGACGCTTCATTAATGTCCTGCTTTATATATTTTAAAAAAGCACCACAATCACCTCGACATGATCTCGGCATAGCTAAAATCTCCTCTATCTTTCGTGTAATAATACTCCATTTTCCAGCAGATTGTTTAAAATTATTCGCTAATACATTCCAATTTAATTTATCTTGGATCATATTAACAATCCCAACACTTATTGATACACATCCAAAAATTAAGGATATTTTACTTTGATCAATTGATATCAGTCCTCCGCCTAAAAATAAATTTGCAACTCCGCTCAACGAAATGATAGTATTTGTTGTTATAGACATGACTATTGCACGAATACTATAACGTGAAAAAGCTTCTGTGTTCATCCAATTAAAACATTTAGATTGGTCACACCAACTAGCAACCATCTCCTCTTCAGCTTTGTTCCATCTAACAGACTCCTTTTCAACATTATCCAAATTAAATGCCATTTTATATGTTCTCAATATTATTTATTGAGAACAACAGTTTCTATTATATAATTCCGTTAATCATAAGATTTTTTTGTATAAAACCGTTGATATCTTCTATTTTTACTGTATAAGGTACTTCTATTAAAAGAATACCATTTTCTTTACATATTCGACGCTTCATATCATCTCTGTATTTTTGATTTAGGAATGCCTCTTTGTTTTTATGAAAAAAAGGTATGAACTTGTAGTGTTGAACTCCATTATATTCGACTGCTATTCCAAGTTCAGGATTATAACAATCAAGTTCTAAATTAAAATCTCCACCTGTAACAGGATTGCGTAAGAAATCAGGTCGTGCTTTATCAAAGCTTCTATTAAATATAAGTTGTAGAACACGTCTGCATTCTATTTCACCTCTGCTATCTTTAGGTGGCGATCTAGATGTTTTATCACTTATTGTAGGTGTTGTTAGTAAATATGATAAATAATCTTTCTTTGACCAAGTACCTTTTGAACCAGTAATCTTATGATATAGACCAAAAAGAAGAACAAATGTGATACAAAATCCAAGAGTTATTTCAAAACCGTGCTTGGCCCAAATTTTTTTTAAGTTCGACAGCATTTTAGTTATTATCATTATTTTAAAAAATATAACAGATACTATAATTAATCAATGTCTTCGGCTCCTGTTTGATTTATATAAATAGAAATCTCTGCTTTGCATACAGGGCACGTTGGTTTATACTTAGCCCACTCATTGATACACTTTGGATGGTAAACATGACCACAATCTAAAACAGAAACTTCTTCTTTCTTTTCGTATTTATCAGTACATATAGAACACTCTTCATAGTTTTTGTCAGTCGTATCATAAGGTTGTGTTTTAAGGAGGACAATCACGTTATCATTCCTACGTAATTGCAGATCATTCTGGCTGTTTTGTATTGCTATTTGAACAGGGTCAAAATCTGAAATAAACATTGGCTCAAGTACATTCATCATATTAATTAACGCAAATAAAGCATCTGATGCTGAGTCGAATTGCTCAAAAGTATTCAATTCTATCACGTCTTGATAATATTCATTTGTATGAACTCTGAATCTAATATTAGATGGCATTCTTTATTTATATTCAGAAACAAATTTCTTAAATCAGCCTTTTTTTTTTAGTAAAAAGGACTGTGATTCCAACCAAGCTCTTCAAACAAGTCTTTACATATTTCATCATGAAAGAATTTTCTATCAATGGTTTTGAGTATAATAAATTCCTCTTTCTTACATGGATGTTTGTGCCTGCGAAGTAATTGAAAGAGAACATACTGAGTATTAATAAAATTCTTTCTTTCAATATATTTATACTTTTTGTCGTACAGATCGGTAAGTACATCAAAGTCGTCAAGCAGTTGCTCTTCCAAATAAGATATGTCATCTGGTTTAACTCCAGTAAAGTTATAATGTATTAGATGTACGTTTTCATAATGTTTTGAGTAACCTAGTTCCTTAAGAAAAATAAGAACGTGATTCTTTGTCACATTTGCAAATTTAACTTCTTTAGAAATTCCGTCACCCTCATTCAGAAGATGATGTCTAGCAAACTGTATTTCTAAATCATCGTATATTTTTTTATGAATAGTGCTATTTTGTTTACCTTGGTATTGATTTATACAATCCCGAAAGTGAACCTTTCTATCGTAAGTATACTTACTTGAAATATTAACTCTATCAATATCTGTATAAGAAGAATTGTGTTTCATTACTGTTTGTCTAGCATAACATTTTGTACATATATAGGTATTGTTTTCTATCACATCGAAATCTTTTTTATTAGAACAGTTAGGACAAGTAACTTGTTGTATCTTATCATTCTCAAATTCTAGATTAACATACTTTGTCGCTGATTCTAAGTAAAGTTCGATTATGTTGTTCTTTTCTTTGTCTTTTTTAACAAGTTTTCCCATGAAACTAACTTTTACGGGTGTTTTTAAAATTTCTTTGTACTGTTCTATATAAGTAACAGTTTCCATAATATAGAAATGATAGTTTCTTTGTGTTTTCAAATCATTAACGTATTCTAGTAACTCAATACGAGCCTTTTCTAGACTGAGACGTATCCTACGGCGAAGATTTTCATTTTTCAACGATTCTTCTATCTCTTGCAACTTCTCCTCGTGATCTGGAAGTTTTAAGATCTCATCCTCGAAATTCTTACGTATATTGGCATCTATACTCAAAATATCTAGTTCGGACATAGCCTTTATTCGTTCTATAGACTCATTTAAGCTCACATTTTTTTTTAATTTTAATATTTAAAGTATATATTTTGTTAAAAAAATGAAAAATTATCTTGCGCTAATATAAAACAATGTCTTCCATCTCTACTTCGAACGTAACTTCCGGGTTTATTGATCTCGCCACTTTTGACGAAATCGAAAAATACCTCTATGGTGGTCCCGATGCCACTGCTTATTTCGTTCGCGAAACGCGAAAGGCTACTTGGTTCACGCAGGTTCCTGTTGTTCTATCTCGAGCGGCTGGTTCTCCTGGTTTCGGCCAAGAGTGGTCGGTCTCTATTTCGCGTGCCGGTGATTACATGCTTCACACTTGGCTTCGTGTTACTATCCCTGAGGTAACTAGTTTCAATACCAATACTATAAAGTTGCGTTGGACTCGAAACTTGATGCATAATCTTATCCGCGAGTGCTCTATTACCTTTAACGATCTGATTGCCGCTCGTTTTGACAATTATCATCTTGATTTCTGGTCGGCGTTTACAGTGCCTGAGGGCAAGCGCAATGGTTACAAGAATATGATCGGAGATATCGATCAGCTAACTCAGCCGTCGGGCATTCTGCCGTCTGCAACTCTCAATCTGCCGCTTCCTTTCTTTTACAGTCGAGACAGTGGTGTCGCTCTACCGACTGCTGCACTACCCTACAACGAGATGCGAATTAACTTTTACTTCCGTGATTGGAATCAACTTCTAATCTGGCAGTTTGGTGATGGTGATCTTAACGAAGAAGGACGCAAACTCGTTTCAACTGAACAGCTTAAGGGCGGTGTTCCTCCTGTTTTGGGTCAAACTCAAGTTTGGGCCAACTATGCAATTGTTTCCAACGATGAACGCAAACGTATGGCTTGTGCCCCTCGTGATATTCTAATTGAACAAGTGCAGACAGCGCCTCGACAGTCGTTTACTCCGGCTACAAATCCTCAGCAGTCGTTTGACATCCGTTTCTCCCACGCGATTAAGGTTTTGTTCTTTGCTGTGCGCAATGCAACTTTTATCGCTGAAGGTTCGAACTACGTTACTACATCGCCTGTTCAGGATGGTACTACATTCAAAGTCGATTTCACGCCTGACACCGGTGCTAATGACCCGATTAGCGTAACGTCTCTAATTTATGAGAATACTAATCGTCTTGCACAAATGGGTTCGGATTACTTCTCGTTAGTTAATCCTTATTATCATGCGCCCGTCATTCCGGCTGAGACTGGTTACCATTCTTACTCGTATTCTCTTGATTTCATTAGCCTAGATCCGATGGGATCTACGAACTACGGAAAGCTTACAAATGTGTCTATTGTACCGGAAGCTAGTGCAAGGGCTATTTTGTGCGCACAAGGACTTGGTGGTCCGGGTGGTGGTGGTCTTGTGGCTGTTACAACTACTTTCAAGCAGGTTTACGAGTTCATTGTTACCGCTGTGAATAACAACATTATTCGTGTCAGCGGAGGTGCTCTTGGGTTCCCTGTTTTGTAAATTTTTCGAGTTTTTGGTGGAGCCATTGGTTCAAAAAATCTTATTTTTCATTACAAAAATAAGATAATTACAAAAATACAATTGAATTTAACACATAATCTCATAATCAAAAAATAAAAAATGCCTCCTAAAATGTTGCAAAAAACTATGGATGAAATAACTGATATTTTAATAGACAACGACTGTGAATTGATCAGCTTTGAAAAAAATCGCCGTGTAAAATATACTTGTTCATGTAAGAATATTGCTGAAACTGATTCTTCAAATATAAGAAGAAAAGGTTGGGGTGGTTGTGCAAAATGTTCAAACCAAAGACGTGGTAATATTCAAGATTATGAATATTGTCGTAAAATATGGAAGGCAGGTGGAGAAACTCTTCCAGAACAAAAATATACAGGAAATAAAGATAAAATGTTTTATACATGTTCTAATTGTAACAAAGAAGCTCACGTATCTCTGAGTGAATTTAAGAGAGGACGAAGATGCGAACAATGCCGTAGAGAAAGAGCTGCTGATACTAATACAGAAATTTATGGTGCACCAAATCCATTTCAATCAGAAGAAATAAAAGAAAAAATTAAAGAAACCAAGATTGCTAAATATGGAGTAGACCACCACATGAAAGTTCCTGAAATTCTTCAAAAAGCCAAAGATACTAATATGGAAAAATATGGACATGCTTTTTCTTTTCACTCCAAAGAATCGTTTGAAAAAATTCGCAAAACGTGTCTTGAAAAGTATGGTTACGCTTTTCCATTGCAAAACAAAGAAATAAGAGAAAAATCTCATGTAACATGTATTGAGAGGTATAAAGCTGAGTATCCATTACAAAGCAAAGAAGGTCGCAACAAAATAGATGAAACATGTATGTCTAGATATGGAATGCCTTTGTATGAATATTTACAAAGTGAAGATTGTCGTATCAAAGCAGATGAAACATGTATGGCTAGATATGGAATGCCTTTGTATGAATATCTACAAAGCGAAGAGTGTCGTATCAAAGCAGATGAAACATGTATGGCTAGATATGGAATGCCTTTGTATGAATATCTACAAAGTGAAGAATGTCGTGAAAAGTCCCGTGAGACGTCTATGGAGAGGTATGGAGTTGAATATCCAATGCAAAATGAAGAGATTTTTAACAAGATGTTAGAGTCATCAAATCCTAAAGAGTATGTTTTTCCAAGCGGTCGCACAGAATTATGTCAAGGTTATGAACCAATGTGTTTTGATTTTCTTCTTAAAGATGGTTATAAAGAAGATGATCTTGTTGTAGGCTATAAAGGTCGAGAGGAAATTTGGTATAATAATCCTATCACAGGCAATAAGAGCAGATATTTTCCAGATGGTTTTATACTTTCCGACAACGCGATTCTTGAAGTAAAAAGCGAGTATTATTATAACAAAGATTATGAGAAGAATATGGCAAAGTTCAAGGCGGCGACCGCAATGGGCTTAAATGTACATGTTTATATTTTCAATAATAACGGACTTGTAGATACCGAAATACATTTAGGTTCTTAATGTTATTTGTATTGATTCGGTCAAAAAATAAGACTTAGTATAATCAAATGATTATACTAAATTACGTTAGTAAACAAGAATTTCCTACTTTTCTGTTTTATTTCTTAAAAGATCTAGTTTCAATTGCATATTTTGGAGTTTTAATTCTGAGTTCTCTTTTTGTAAGATCATAATAGTCATTTTTAAGTCATTATCCTTTAAGAAATCCTCTATATCTTCAATAAAATTTGTTAGATTTTTAACTGGTTTATATACTTCTTTTTGATTGAAAAAATCAACCTTATAATGTTTCAAAAATTCGTGTGTCATTTTTTCTATATTTTTACCAGATACTTTGAAAAACTTAATCATTCTCCACTGAGGATATAATGACTCACTTGACATATGTTTTTTGTCTCTCTTAACAAGATTAGAATCAGTAAAACCAATTTTGACTAATCCATTTCCGATATAAGCACAATAAATAATTAACTCATTTGTATACTCACACATTTTAACTTCATTTTCTAGTTTTTCTGCTTCAATATCAATTTCTGTAAGAGTAGAAAAGCTCTTTACAGGTCTTTCTAGTTTGACACTTCCTGTAGATAATAATTTATGAATCCATCCTGTTACATTAACTGCAAATTTAGGAGAAATCCATTGTGCAATATGAATAGCTACACGTGGATGAACCCAAGTTGATTGATCGGAATCATTATATTGATTAATTTCTATCAAACTTACGTTCGTATTTTTGTGGGGAGAATTCTCCCTAGGGTCTGTTTTATCAGTTAAAATATCTATTTTCAATTCTTGTGATAATTCTGTCAAAAACTCTTTTGTTTTTTCTAATCTAAACCAATCTTTATAAAATTTGTTACCTGCTTTACAAAGTTGACTAGCATTGATATATCCATCAGACTGTCTTGATATAACTTCTACACCTCCAAGTGTAATTTTATCTTTTTCTTCATCAATTTTATCAAAGTCAGTTAATGCTTTAACAAGATCTTCTTTCTTAAGGTTATTATATTGAGTAAGTCCTTTATTTCTAGCAATAATTTTTAGAGTTAGCAAAGATATATTAGAATACTCTTCTTTTTCGTCTTTTGAGTAAGACTTTAAATCCTGCTGTCTCTTCTTAATGTTAGAGATTAGTTGTTCTTTATTTTGTTGGTAAATAGTGCATCCAACATCTTTAGAAATTTCTCTAAGTTGAAATATATTCAAAGCATTGTAATCAAGTTCTTGATTAGTTTCTTGGTTAAATTCAATAGTTTTATTCCAAAAATTTTTGATACGACGTTCTACCATAGCCATAGATCTTTCTTGTAGTGTTTTAATGGCGTTTGAATTGGCAGTTCCAAATGTTAATCCATATTTACTAACTTCTTGACCAATCTTTTTTGGTGTTAGATTTTTCCAAGAATTGTAGATATCTTCTTCAATTGGAGTATTAACCAACGTAACAAAGTCTTTCCATTCATCAAGTGGTTCTACCGTTCTAGGCACATAAGGATCTTTATCTTCTTCATTTGGATTATCGATAGCATATTTTAGTGTATATACCCAATCATCTACCATAGATGAAGAAACAGTGCTTCCGCCTCCTCTTTTGGATTTTCCTTTAAAAAACTTAGAACAAGCTTGTTTTCCTAAACATTGTTGTGCTTCAATTAATAAATCATAACTTACACCAACATCATCACATTTTCTTTTAAAATCTTGAGGGTTTGTTAATAGCTTTGGCATTTTTATTTATAGTTGTTTGCTTTTAAATATGAATAAATCATTATTCATAGTAAATGTACGAACGTCTCAAACTAAAAGTTAATTTTATACATGGATTTTATTGTCTGCTTTAATTAATGCTTTTTCACCATACTTATTAATAGAAAAAGACTTTGTTTTCTTTTTACCTTCCGAGTCATTCCAACGAGATTTTAAACCATCTATGAATTTAGCAAGAAACTATAGAATTAGTATTAAAGTTATATCACATCATGCGTTATCAAAAATCTTATTTTTATATTATTTTTATATTATATTTATATTATTACAAATAATGGAGGGAATAGAATTATCCGAAATGATACCAAATATACCAAGTGTAGATTCTAGTATGACTGACACTTTAGGTTCAAAAGTTTCTCCTTTTGGTAAAATAGGTGTAGGAGGAGGAACGATAATTGATAAATTAGTTATAGCAGTATTAGCAATACTAATAATAATAATATCATCTACTGGTTATTATGTTAAAAAATACTGTAAAGAAGAAAGTATTAGTATTAATTCAAGTATGATTCAATTTTTTATGGGATTTGGAACAGGTTTACTATTTTACCTTATTTTTAATGTATTAAAAATTGTAAGCGTGCCAATTATAATAATACTTGGTTTATTTTTATCTGTTATAGGAAGCATATATGTTAATATTTACAGTAAAATGACTACAGAATGTAAAAAGGACACGATAGGGCCTGAATTATCTTTTGGAATGTTAGGCTGTGGTATAGGAATTCTTACATTTGTTATATTGTATAATGGTCTTGGTTTTATAAAAATTGAATCATTAAAATGGAGAATTATTGGTATTATTTTTACTATTTTCTTAATTGTTATACCTTCTATAATCATAAATATGATAAATAAATGCGGTGATAATTATGAGAACGATGTAGATAAGAATACAATTAGTTCTATTAAAACAGCCCAAATAGTTAGCTTAGTATTAAGTATATTAATTTTTATAGCAATAGGTGTATCTTTTTATTTCTACCCACCCGTAGTATAAAAATATTAAAATCAATTTGATATAAAGAGTAAATTTTATAAGCTCAAAATGAGCAACTTTGATATCAACGAAGAAATTGATAAACTAGTCGATAAGTTCGCTAGTAAATTAAAGACGCAACTAAAATCAGCTGTTGCAAAAAGCGAAAAGCAAATTTTGAAGCAATATATTGCTTCTCAAAAAGATACTTCTAAATCAACTAAAAATTTAAAGATAAACTCAGCAACAGTAAGTTCTTCAGTTAAAAAGACTTCACCTGCTCGACGTGGTGCTCCCAAGCGTGAGGTTGAGTATTCAAAGGGAAAGGCAAACGATTCGGATTATGATTCGGAATCGGATTCGGATTAGATGATTCATTTTTATCTTGTTATGTTTTATATAACAAGATAATACATATTAATTGAATAGAGACTTCATAGTATCAAACTTCTTCTTGATATCATCATACTTCTTCTGCAATTCAGTAAAAGCAGTTTCATTCTCAGTTAATTGAGACTTTAGAGAAGTGTTCTCTTCGTTAAGAAGATTAAATTGAGCAAAAACTTGTTTTGTAAATTTATCAGTAATATCTTCTAGCAAACTTGTTCCGGAACTATTTTCTGATTTCTTTGTCAAAACGGATGATTCTTTAGGAACAACTGTTGAAACCTGAACTGTATCTTTAGGAACAACTGTTAAAACCACCGGATCTACATTTTCTTCCTCCGCTTCTTCATTGTCGGCTTCTTCATCAACTTTTTCAGGTTCTTCCTCATCTCCATCAAAAAGGGATTCGTCTGGCTTGAATTTCCATGTCTCGCACAAACTTAGAGCCTCCTCGTCAAGAGGTATTATTTTATCATCTACATACCTGCCAATTACAAGCCTATCTTTTTGTGATTTAAAAACCAGAGTTGATTCTGGATGCCAAATAGTATTATGTGTATTGAGCTTCTTGAGAACAATTTTCTTAGATGAAGAACTCATTTTCTACTTTAAAATGTTCTTTTTAGATTGAAGAAATAAATCGGTTTTAAATTAAGTGAATAACCATTCTACATGTATGATTGTTTAATTTCAAAACAATCGATCGTTTTTTCTTCTTTTAATTTTTGAAACTCTTGTTCTAAAAATGATACCATTTCTGTTTCGTTTTTAGAAGGTCCAGTGAATTGTTCTTCGTTGGTATATTTTGGTATTGTTTCTTGATCAACTGGAAATGGATAAGTACGACCGCATCCTATCCATTCCCATCCCTCTGGAATGTTTTCATACTTCCAATATTTTGTAGGTTTAGTATAGAATACAAACAAAGTTTTTTTTAAATCTTCTGTAGAGGGTTTAGTATCCTTTGTAGATAACATTTTTATCATTTTACAGAGATTGTTTAAATTCATTTATTACTAATTAGTAATAAATAAAGAAAAGACTGAAACGTGTTTTACATACCCAAATAGACTTTTCTCATTTCTGAGCAGTCGAGCTCTTCATAAAATACGTAAACAGTTATATAAATTATTCTAAGTTATTCTAAATTATTCTAACGCCGCAAGGCTTGAACAGTGTTCATACTTTGATTAGTTGACAACTCTGTGTCAACACCAGCAACTGTTGTTCTACCGCCTGATTCCTTAATAAACTCTGCGAATCTTTTTGAAGATTCAGAACCCATACCACCTATAACGTTCATTGCACCTTGTTGAAGATCATCAATAGGACTAGCAGAAGTATTAAACCAACCGTTATTTATTGGGACAATAGGAAGATCACCACGAATTGGGTCACCTTGGCTACGACGACGATTATTCCTATTAGAATGTATAATACGTTCAAAAAATACACACTGTGTCGGCTGACCATTCTTGTCAACACCATTAAGAGCGGACATATTTTGAACTGGAAACAAATCCGATGTAACCATTAAGTCTCCACCAGCTAAAGAATTATAATTGCCTTCAGAATAATTAGGCTTCATAAGGGAATTTTCAGAAATGTACGGTTCGACAAATCCTTCAACGCAATTAGCATAACCCAATGGATTGGTGGGAACAGCCATGTTCTCACGACTTGGTTGATCATAACGTACATATGATTCTCTTGCATATGGACCGACAAATGGCTCAACACCTCGAGGAGAAAGATTAGATTGGAAATTAGATGTGCTAAAAAATGCAGGCTCTGATTCGTTTGTAAACCTTTCAACCGGTGCCTGCTGTCCTAAACCAGAACTATTGTATGTTCGTTCTGCATAATCTTGCATTGTTTTGCCTAAACTAGAACTGTCATGTGTTGTCTTATATTTATCTTTAAGTCCTTCTACTACACCGCGAGGGACAGAATAAGTATTACCGTCAAAATAGTCTTGCATACTATTCGCAGCAAAATATTCTTTTCTGGTCTCGGTAGAAGGAAGACCTCCGAATCCAAAACCTTCATTACTAGTTATCCTGTTAGTGTTGATATTACAAATAGCGATTACAGAAATCGCAACCGCGAAAAGCGTAGCAATAAATTTACTGTCAAACATTTTATTTATACTGAAGAAAGAAAATAAAAACAAAATTATATATCACGTGTCTTAAAAAAAGAGTTTTTATTTAAGTTTTAAAAAAATAGAATTATATAGTTTCAAATACTCTTTTGCGTCAGCGTCATCACATAGCTTATCTTTGTTTCTTAATTTAAGCTCTAATTCTTGCTTATCTTTTTCATATATTTCTTGCGACATAAAACGTAACGTTTTTATGTTAGAACTATTGTTTTTCATATTAAGAGAGTTTGAAAGAAGTAGTTTCTCAAAATTTATCAAATAATGTTCTCGGTGATTCGGTGTTAACTCATAATCTGATGATGATGTATCAAATAGTATTGTTTCGATAATATGCTTATATTCAGACATATCATCAGGTGTCTCGTCTTCTAGAAGTTTTAGAATCTTTCTTGGGCATAGAAAGGTTTCTTCTGTATACACTGCCTTTTCTAAATTGTTAAAATGATCAGATATTTTGTAAACAACATTTTTTTCTTTTTTTCTTTCTATTTTTTTTTGATATACACTTCGTAAAAAGCTCATTGTATCTTCATAAATCATTTTGTATTTTTCATCTGGTATATCCTTATCTTCCAAAAACTGTAACATATGATCTTTTACAGATGTTAGATTTCTTTCTAAACTCTGAGCGGTGTAATAGATAAAGAAAAGATTATTTGGTTGTGGTAAAGTAGATTTCGCTAAACGTGAGAAGACATTAACATATGATTGAACTCTTTCATCTTCAGAGTTTGAAAATATGTATTCAAATACTTGTCTACCATTTCCTTTATCCATCAAATTTACATACTCTTTTACTGTTCCAACATCTTTAATCATTTTCATTCTGATTATATATTTAACTAGATCGAAAGGAGTACGTTTTTCAAGTTCGTGTTTATCATCATAAACAAGAGATTCGTATTTTCTAGCATACTTTAAGAAATCACGCAGATCTTCTAACCTAAGAAATTGTTCTGGTCTATATTTAGTACCAGATATAAAATTTGCTAAATGTAGAATATGTGCTATATCAATACCATCTCTCTTCAATTTATCTCTAAATTTCTGTTCATTTAAATATTTATTTACAATATGATCAAGAGATCTAACAAGAAGATTTATGATATCTTGACAACTACTAACTTTGAACATGTTAACAAAACCATGATGAACTCCATCAACGATAGCATGAGACTTTCCAAAGTCTATCATGACCGGTATAAGTTTAGTACGAACTTTGATTATATGTTTATGAGAAAGTAAATAAGTATAATCTTTTATTTCCGGAATTTGTCTTAAGACCACATTCCATGGAGCTAAATCATAATGTACAAATCCGCACATATTTTGTGCTGTCTCGATAGCTAGACATAGCTGTACAATGATAAACAGAAACTCTTTAAAAGAGAAATTATCTGTATCGTTTATATAATCTGAAAAAGTTTTTCCTTCAATAAATTCAGATATTACATTACATGTACTTCTGGAAGAATCTCTATACATACCAAATACATACGCAAAGTTTGGAACATGTTGACTTAATTTATTGAGGCAGTTAGAACCAATGAATGACTCGTGAATATGCTCTTTCATTTTTTGCTGATCCGATGTTGTTTTGATAGCTAGTTGAAAACCTGCAATTTCAGCAGCTGTAACTATACCTAGTTTATTTCTAAATATTTGTCGTTTCATAGTTGCGACTTTTTCAAAATCACCATTACTTTCTTCTATAACTTTTCTAATGGCCCACCCCAATCCTTGAAGAAGTCCATAGCATCTTTCTATGTTTGGAACAACTCGTAGATCATCAATACCCTTTTGAATAGTACGATCATAAGCAGTTGGAATAGTAGGAAATGACATATCTATATCTTTTTCTTCTTTAGAAATAAGAGCATCAAGTGGGGATATAGAGTTGTAAAGATATAGACCCATTTCTTGTTTAAGATTTACAAGGGTTTTTTGCATATAATCCATTACACCATCTTTTTGAAGATATGTATCAAAGAATTTTCTTGCGTTATTTGCAATTGTCTCACACTCAGAATCATTATCTCTACACCATTTGATTTTTTCGATAAGATCCGATAAATCTTCCTTTACAGAAACATAATGTACTCCATCAATTAATAAATCGCGATACCAAATTTTCCAAGGAGATTTAACTAATAAAATAACACATCCCATACTCAATTCCAAAGAAAGACGAAACGCAGAAACATGACCATCTACATGCACAATATATTTATATTCAGACTGTTCTTTTGGACTTAACTTATATGATATATATTTTCCACCTGTACCAACATTTGTGTAATTACCTTTTTCATCACGCACGAACCAGCCTTTTGTATTTTTTATATAGTTTCTAGTTTTTCTATCAAAACTATAATAAGTCTTGCTAGTATCTGTTAAATAGTCTCCCTTAGAATCGAGTTTGTAAACATCAATACCTTGTCTTTTGAGAGATTCAATATCTATAGTTCTTAATTTGGTTTCATTCTCAAGTTTTCTAGGTCTAATATTCCATTTAGTAATACGAGCATCCAAATAAGGTATCTCAGACTCATCTTGAGTATCAATAGAAAGTTTAGCTAGTTTTAATCTAATATTTGTTTCTACATCAACTCCGCAACCTGTTGTAGATCCTCTGAATACAGCAGTCGGTTTCTTATTACTCCACTTTATATCAAACTTAGCAGAATAATCTTGAACTGTACGAGGAAAATATTTACCTTCTAAACTTTGTATTCTAGCCCAATCATCCCAAGTAGGCATCATCACATCTGCATATCGTTGAGTTACCGACATACTTAAAATAGGAAGATATTTATCATACAAATGTGAAACCAAAGGAACATGTTCGGAACCCCAAAGATGATGATAAGCTTCTGTACCATCACGGGTAATAATAGGAAAGTCTCGACGATTGATAAAAAACTCTATATCTGGAATTTCTTTACTTTTACAAAGCTCTTCAAGCATATTTTTAACATTTCCAACATTAGAATCTCCTTCAGAAAGAGGCTTTTCATTACGAACAAGGCAATTATTTCCAAACCATTCTTTTTTATTTGTATTTACTTTATCTGAATCAAATAGTCTGCCTTCTGCGACAGAAATCTGTTCAAGCAACTCTAATATCTCTTTTGGATCTTGTTGTATGTTTTCATGCCATTCATTTGTAAAATTAGCTTTTGAGAATGGCAGAAACACTTTTAACTGGTTATTTTTTATTTTTACAAAAATACCTTTTTTGAATTTGTGAAAGATGTATCTGAATGTATTCAAAGTTGCGTCTGCGTCAAGACTCTTATACTTATCCCATACTTCAAGTGGTAATGTTTGAAATAGATTACTTGATAAAGAAGGAATTTCTAAACACACGTCTCCGTTTGTAGCATCTCGATATTGTTGGAATTGGTCTTCATCACCTGCGTGAAATATATCCTGAAAAAAGGTTGGATATCTTGTGTTGGTGTTTGTATTTTCCTTATGTCGTAATGCTTCTTCTTTTGAAGACCAAAAATCTGGTCCTGCTTGAAAAGATTTGGTTGTTGTCATTTTTATATCTAGTTGATATTTTAATACGTAATTTGTATTAAAAATCCAATTTTAAATTGTCGTTTTAGGTAGTTTTTTAAATTTTATAGTAGTTTTTTCAATAGGTGCTTCTTTTTGTGCGTCTTGAAACTTAGAATAAGCACTCTTTGGGTCTGTAACACCCAATTCTTCAAAAAAGGAAATAAGTGCTTGTTCCTTATCTTTCTTCTTCTTTGCCGGTCTAAGCTCTTTTTGTTCCAAAAAAATCGCTTTTCCTTGATATTTAAGACCAATTTGACCTTTTTCGTTTAAGTATTGTGTTATGTTTGCTTCTAACTCTTTAATTCTCTTTCTATGTTCCGTATTCTTGATATTATTTCTCTTTATTTCAATTTGTATGTTTTGTAATTCTTCAACATAGGCTTTTATTGACATCTTTTGCAAGGTAAACAATTTCTATTTAGATCAAAAACTGAAATTCTAAAAAGGCGGAGGAGGAGTAGAAAAAAATCCAAATCCAAAGGAAATTTTCTACGAATTTTTAAAATTATTTAGAAAACAAAAAGAAAAAGGAAAACTTTTTTCCTCCTCCTCCGAACTTTTTGAAAATCCGGAGGAGATCCGCAAAAAATCTTTTTTTGCGGATCGGGCATTTTTAAAACGCGTCTTACACACACACATTTCAAAAATTTTTCAAAAAGTGACTTTAATCAGAGAATAGTCACTTTTTTTATTTTTTTGCTACGATTTCCAGCAGTTTCCGGCATTTTAAAAATTAGTGTTAAAAACGATATTTTATACAGAAAATAAAGCTATCCGGATTTAAGATTTAAAGATTAAAGGATTTAATTTAAAGCCTTTAAAAGGATGTTTCAATGTCAATTTTGCTCTAATATTTTTGTAACTAAAAAGATTCTAAATCATCATCAATTAAACGTAAAATATTGTCTAAAAATACAACAAGCTAAAGAAGATGCAGATGCTAAAACTAAAATTCTTCTTGAAGCTCTTCTTGAAGCTAAAGAAAACGAGAGAAAAGAACTTGAAGCCAAAAAGAAAAAAGAAACAGAAGAATTAATTTTAAAAGAAAAGGCTAATGAATTAACTTGTCAGTTTTGTAGAAAACAGTTCAAAACCAAATATCTTTTAAATAAACATCAAACACAAGCTAAATACTGTTTGTTGTTACAAGAATCTCAAAATTCTGAATCAATTATAAAGTCTTTTGTTACTTGTACATTTTGCAATAAGAACTTTTCATCTTCAACTTTTAATAGACATGATTCAACATGCAAGAAAAAAAATCAGTTTCTTCTTAACCAAAAAGATGAAGAAATTAGCTCAAAAGAAAAAGAAATTAGTTCAATATATAAAGCAGCAGCTGAACGTGCTCAGGCTACTATTGAAGAAATAGCAAAACAACCTAAATATCAGAAAAACAACACAAGAAATATTCAAAACAATTTAATGATCTCAAGTCTTACTCCTCTTGATCTATCTCAAGCACGAGTTAACAGTATAATCGATGAAAAATATACAAAGAACGATTTCTATGAAGGTCAAAAAGGAGCAGCACAGGTAATTCATAAGCATATTCTTACAGATGATTCAGGAAAATCTCAAATAGTATGCACCGACAGAGAACGTGGTACGTTTCATCATATTGACGTTAATGGTGAACATGTTGTTGATTATAAGAATGCTCATTTGATAGACAGAGTACATTTACCTCTTAAGAGAAAAGCAAGTAAGTTTGCATCAGAAGAATGTGTAAAAAATCCAACTGCTTATAAAGATATTGTTATGAATGAGAGTTCTATCAGAGAACTAGAAATAAAACCAGGTTTGTTCAATAGAACAATGGCACAGCTGACCGGAAAGAATTGTGCTAGACCTTTGATTACAACTTCTGTTCATCAAACACCAGTTGATTTGCCAATAACGAAAGATTGGTTGTTGGAAAATGTTAAATTTCTTACTATAGATCATATTTTAAGAGGTCCAGATGGATACGTTGATTATTTTTTGTCTTATCCTCTAAAGGATCGACTAGAAGTAGACTATACAAATGCAGTTGTAAAATTCAAGGACAGCGTTGGTGAAACAATAGTTGACACTGGCGTAATTATTTTAACAAAGCTTATTTTTGATTCTATTCGAGTTAGAAATGAAGAGTTGATAATGGAATATTGCAGGTCCTTGAATGATAATTTTGCAGATAATGGTGATCAGATGGTCCAGCTTTTAGATTATAGATTTGCAGTTGAGAAATGTGCTGAAGGAACTTATGTTGGTGACGAGGATGGAGATTTCAGAAAGGAGTTTCTAGTATTTTTATTAAAGATATACGATCATTAATTTGCTTAGAGAATAGAAATGAAGATATTATTTTATGATTTGTCATTTCAAGAAGAGTTTATAGAACTCGTAATGAGTAATATATAATTAATTAATTATATATTATTGCTTTTTCTTTTACTTAGATAAAGATGACTGAATATAAGATTGAACGCTTTGATCCAGTTATTAAGGATGGAAAAACTGCATCACCACTGATCTATATCAAAGCAGATCAAAAACTTTTAGACTTTTTCGAAAAAAATAAAAATATAGTTCCTTGTATGATATGTGGTACTAAGACTGTTTACGATGGAAATATAATTATTGGCTTTGTAAACCCAAGTAATTCATACGGTCCTATGTTTAAAGATACTGGACTTACAACTATTTCACTCTTAACAGAATGGAGACGTTATCCAGAGTATGGTTCTAAAGGAGTTATCAGATTTATATTATCTGACTGAGATCTCGATCTTCGTTTTTTTCTATTCACTAATATAAAAGTGGGATGAGAGAAAATTCTACCATGTAATTGTTTGAAAAGTAATCTAAGATGACCACTTATACTAATGTTTCCTGATTCTATACATTTTTCTAAACATTCAATTTTTATCCATCCAATCCCGTTAGCGTCGTTTTTAGGATCTTTTTCCTGTACAGACACATCACATTCTTTCATTTCTAAGTAGAAATATGTGGCTTTATTGTAAACAGCAAATGAAGTTTTTAAAGACTCCTTAGAAATATCCAATCCTGTTTCCTCCATTACTTCTCTTATAGCACATTCAGAATCTGTTTCATTGTCTTCCATTGTGCCTTTTGGAGGACCCCACAAATGACCACGTGATTGAACAATGAGTACTTTATTTGTTATTGGATCACAAATAAAAACACCTGATTTTTTTCTTCTTACATGAAAATTTTCATATTGTAAATCTTGTGCAACATAAGGTTTAATCTTGAGACTGCAACAACCGTCTTGGCACAAAAATGTTTCCATTATCTCTATTTTCTTTCTTATACACTCTTAAATATCAAGTTGCAGATGGTGAACATTCAGAGACACTAGACGTCCAATTCTATTTGCCCTTCCAATGATTTGATTTTGTGTATTTCTGGACATCTCATGATACAGAATAATATCAGTTGCCTCTTGCAAGTTAATTCCTGCACAATTAAAGTTTGAATTAAGAAAAATTACACTTGCATCTCCAGTCTTAAAATTTTCTATACTTTTTTCTCTAGAATTTCTATTACCAACTACTAATGAAAAAATAATACCAGACTCTTTTAACATTCTGCAGATTGGTTTAAAAGTCGCATCGTATTCAGAAAAGATAATGAATTTACCATCTTTTTTTGATATTAAAATTTCATTAACTTTTTCTAAAGGAGTCATTGTTTTTTGTTTATCTTTAGAAACAACTTCTTCTTCAAAAGCTTCTTTAATATACACTAACTCATTTGTAGAAACCACAGCTCTACAAAGAGGACAGCTCTGCTTTCTGTGTAACCAAGTAAGAAGGCATTCACCGCAAAAAAGATTTTGGCATGATGGTTCCATTATAGGATTTTTAAGTTTGCCAGTGCATATAGAACATGAATCTTTTAACATTGCTTCAAATCTACAACTGAGTTGTTCTAGTTTATTTTTAACACTTTCAAGACTAAGCGATGCAATTTCTAGTTTTTTATCATCTTTTTTAATATCGCGATGAATGATAATGTCTTTTTCAATAGAAGACATTTCTTCAACCAATTCTTTCCTAACCAATTCTATTATGTTTTCTGTATTTTTTCCACCTAACGAAGCAACTGCTCCTTCAATGTTACCCGCGGCTATCATTGTTTGAATAGTATTATTAACCATGCCAAATACAGCTTTAAGTACAGGTTGAAAACATTTGTGATAATGATGATACGTTTGGGGTGTATTAAAAGAAGCTTGTACAAAAGATAAATCGTTTCGTAATATCATACCAGCAAATTGATCCTCAATTTTGCACCACTCTTCTCCAATAATTTTTTTCATAAAGCTACCTCTGCAATTTCTATGCCGTAAATTAATATCTTCTGGTGTAGCTGTAACCATCCAATAAAAGCCAGCATGAATTTCTTTCATACCAGAAACTCGTACATGACCTGGTTCATCAAATATAAAGCGTTTCCACGCATATTGAGAGTAAGATATTGCTAAGTTGTTAAACATTGAAGTTGTCACTATAACAACGTCATAATCTTCTACCGACACTGTCTCAACATCTTTTCTAGATTCAATTATTTTAACTTTCAAATTAGTATATTCCATCTCCTTTTCCCATTGAGAAACAATAGAAGTCGGAACTAAAATTAAAGTCGTTCGAAGCTTATCATATCTCTCTATTCTACGAGTAGTTATTAAACCAGCTGACTCGGTAATAACTACTTCTTTTACAAAGGGAATATCTAAGTTCCATTCCATTTTATCCCTAGCAATCAGTCCTATCATTGATAAAGTTTTTCCATAACCTGTTACATCGGCGTTAAAACCTAAACTTGTTTCTTTGACACCCCACGTGAATTGAACAAGTTTTTCTCTCTCCAGAGTCTCCATCTGATATATGCTAGCCAGTTGATGTTTAAAAAGAGTCTTTTTTAAATTATGTGGTTGAGTTACAAGCGGTATGTTGTCAAAATCGTTCATTTTTATTAATTGATTTCCAATTAATAAACCTTTTTTTATATTATAGATGCCATTAAACTTTGACCCCATCTTATTGCGCGTTCATTTTGAGAGAGATTTTTTAGGTGAAAACGGAAAATATCAGAAGATTTAAATTTAGCAACCCATTCACTTAGAATATCTATTAAATCCAATTCCAGAATAATAAAATAAAACTGTAAGTATGGTTTTAAAGTATCTTGATAAATAAGTATCTTCTGTAGATTTTTTACAGAAGTTTCTTTTTCTTTTGCGTTAAGATGACGTATTGTTAATTTTAATACGTTCTCAATACACAAATCGAGATCTTTTTGTGACGGAATTTCAATTGTAAAAACTTTTTTCAAAATAAGCTTATCGGCATTTATCAAATCATCTTTTAATTTAAGAATTATATCACGCAGTGCATCTATTTTTGATTTCAATTTCTTAGATTCTAGACATTCATTGTATTTTTCCAAGATATTAACACCATACAATGACATAACATAACTAGATTTAGACATTATACATTTATTTACCATTTTGACTGCATTATTAGGGTTGTCTTTTCCATCATTTAACCTTGTACAACTAAAAATGTCTTCAAAATCTTTGATTAGTTTTGAACACTGAATAGGAATGTAATGTTTTCTTTTCTTAACTATAACCTTTGACTTTAACTTATCCGAATATTTTTTTAATAACCATTTTATCATCATAAGAGGTGTTCTATTTGCAGCCTTAGAAAATGTTAAGTCTCTGCAATAAGTGTTTGTTGCAGATTCAATACCCTTTTCACTATTCTCAAAAATAAGGTAAGGATCATCATCTCCGTAAAACTCGAACATCTTAATAATAGAATCCTTCAATTTGCGATTTTCTGTTTTACGAGCGCAATAAACCATAAATTTATACATATCATGTCCTGGTATCATAAAATTAAGCATACCATGAGAAATATAATCATAAGAACCTATATATTTTCCTTCTATGTAAGCAGTTGATGCGCCAAAATCAATCATAACTGGAATAAACTCTGGTTGATTAATAATATAAGTAGACATATCAAGTTGCGTTATTGACGTAGAGTCTCCAGTACCAACTCTAACCATTACATTATCTGTATGCAAATCAAAATGAGTAAATCTAACCTCTCTTTGTGCAACTTCTAACGCTAAAAGTAGCTGAACAAATAAAACTAGAAATTGGTTAAAATTCAAACGATCATTTTTTAATAGAGTTTGGACTGAGTCACCTAATATTTTTTCATAAAATACAAAAGCCGTGTTTTTACATGAGTCATTGAAACTAATTTCACCTGTTTTGCTTGGCTTGGGACACAAAAAAGCACCAAGAGTGTAAACAAATGAAGGCGTTATATATCTCAGATTATTTATAGCTTTAATGCCAATAAAATACTCTCTAACCTTTGATTCTATTCCGTTTGCAGTTTGAGGGACCTTGATAATTACTTGTATATTTGATTCAAAAAAATGCGTAATATATATAAAACCTTCTTTGCTTTTAACAGGAAGATGTTCCATCTTTTTTACACAATCTTTCATATTTTTGGTTAAACTGTACAAACCTTTCTCTCTAACTTTTTTGTTTGAATTAGATAAAAATAACGTGTCAATTAGATAGAACACAGCTCTCATATCTGAACCGGTTGGATATGCTTGGTTTAAAATCATGTTTATACGAGATGAAATCTCAGTCAAATTGTATTTTTTTTGTTTCTTATTTAATTTTTCATTTTCGCTGTCAAAGTTCAAATTCTCTAAAATGAACGTTCGTTGTAAACTTTCCATTTGCTGTTTTACAAGAATAAAAACATAAAAACTCTAAAAAATTAAAATAAAATATCATTGTGAATATGAGTCAGTAAATGGGTTTACTCTATCAAATCTTCCATTCATACTTTCCATCACCATACGATTCATTTTCGCTTTCTCGGATTCTTGATCATAATATATATGGTCCCGTTCTTTCATTGGAATTTGCGCAGGAATAGAATAACCACCTGCACTTATTTTAGGTGCTAATTGAACTTGTGTAGATAAATAATTTGTATTACCACGAGATGTTGGATTGCTCTCGCAACTAGCAGAAGGATTATTACGTTGCAATTCAATTTGATTATCGTAATTTGTTCTCTTATAAACTTTTTGATCACCCACATTGGTAGTCGCATTGAAATTGGGTAATGTACGTGAAAGTGCAATATCATCGTGAAAATACTTTGTTTGTTGTACACCAGAAACATTTGAATCGACATTGTAATGATTAAGATCATTGTGAACGGGTATATTAGACGAATCGAACATATTTTCAATAGAAGAAGTGTTATGAGCATTTGAAGATACGTTGGTACCCGCAGAATACACAAGTGGCTCTTGAACAAACCTTCCCGTTTCCATTTGATTATCACCTGAATAATTACCAATAGAAGAAACGTTGCTATATGCTGGATGTACAAGTGTATCCTGTAAAAATCTTTCTGATTCTAATTCGTTGTTGTTAACATTGCCAATAGAAGAAACGTTGCTATATGCTGGATGTACAAGTGTATCCTGCAAAAATCTTTCTGATTCTAATTTGTTGTTGTTGTTAACATTGCCAATTGAAGAAACGTTGCTATATGCTGGATGAGCAAGAGAATCCTGCAAAAATCTTTCTGATTCTAATTCGTTGTTGTTGTTAACATTGCCAATTGAAGAAACGTTGCTATATGCTGGATGTACAAGTGTATCCTGCAAAAATCTTCCTGATTCTAATTCGTTGTTGTCAACATGGCCAATTGAAGAAACGTTGCTATATGCTGGATGAGCAAGAGAATCTTGTGTAAACCTTCCAGTATTAAATTTGTTATTATTTACGTGTTGAACTTTTGATATAGCAGAATGCGCTGTTGGATGTAAAAGATCATTATTTATTTCTTTTGTAGGTGTACCCCAATGTCTCTGTGTAATGTCCATTGGGCGCACACCGGATGATACAGCATTCTTAATTGAAGGTTGAATAACGTATTTGACCTCAAAAGGTTTTTCAGCCTGTTTTTCAATACGGTATACAGCTGTTGGTCGTACGGAAGTTTTTAAAGTATTTTTCTTGACTTCTTTAGTGTTTTCATCGGTTCCGCACGTTCTCAATTTGCGCGAAAAATCTGTGAAACCAGCGTTAGAAAAAGCATTTGTTATAGTTCGAGGTAAGCGTGAGAGAGGCAAAAGATCTTGTTGTAACAAAACCGGAGGCCTAAAAGCACCATCTTGCATTATTCTGTGTGGAAGCTTTGCTGAACGACCTCCTCCTTCTACAATTCCTCCATAAGTTCGTCCACCATTATTTCCTACATTATCATATGAAACACTAACAAATGGATTAACACCTCGAGCGTATACTTGAATCGCTTCAGATGATCTTCCATCGCTTTCCTCAATCATTTGTGTTATAGAACTAGTCTCTCCTACTTTAATTTTCCTTCTTGTAGTAATAGACTTAGGCGGATCCTTTAAAATGTTCATGTTTGTACCCCAACTTTCTACAGAAGGGAGATTTACCTTGCCGTGGTTGACAAGTCCTGAATAACTTAAACCACCTGCTGCCATTTCTTTATTTATATTCAGTTTATTTTTTTAGCTTATTAATTAAATGAGACCCTCAATAAATAAATTATCTATAACCTTTAATTATAGATAAAACTAGTAACTACAAATAAAATTTGTATTTTCTAAAATTGATTTTAGATATAATTTTTATATCAAAGATATAGAAATGACTGCCTGTGACATTTGTTGTGAATATAGAACAGCTTTCATTGTTTGTTCTTACTGCAATTTTCAAGCTTGTGAAATTTGTATTCAGAAATTTATTGAAGATAAACTTAGAGAACCATTATGTATGAAATGTGGAACCATATGGAGTCGAGAGTTCGTACTTCAAAACACAACTAATAAGAAATGGTTCTTACAACACATTGGAAAGTATATACTTGAACAAGAAAAAATGCTTCTCCCAGAAACACAAGAAGAGGCATTTCTTATTTCTCGCATACAAGAGTTATCACAATGTATCAAGTCGATTCCAACAAATCAGCGTCTAAAGAGCATATACAAAAATGCTGACTCACTTTCGGAGGCCATAGAAGAAAAACGTGATATATTATGGAAAATTAAATCAGAAATACACTCTGCAAAACAATTGACAATCACCTACGGTGGAATTGATTCTTCAAGAGCTTCCGCTAAAGGTGACCATTATATATTTAAATGCCCATCAGATTGTAGAGGTTTTATTTCAAACAATTACAGTTGTGGAACATGTAAAGGTATAGTATGTAAAAAATGCAGAGTTCAGATAAACAAAGATTTAGAGCACATTTGTAACGAAGATGACATAAAAAGCTCGTCTTTAGTTTGCAGTTTAACTAAACCATGTCCAAAATGCATGACACCAATTCTAAAATCCGGTGGTTGTGATCAAATGTTTTGTGTAGTATGTAACACAGCATTCAGCTGGACTACTGGAGAAATAGAATCAGGAGTTATTCATAATCCACATTACTATGAATATTTGGCAACTTTAACAAATCCGAATGTAGATATCGAAGTCATTGCATGTGGTGATATTCCTGATGCGATGACTTTTATGAACAGAATTATGAGAGTTACAGATTCAGAGATTTTTACCAGAAAATTGGGAAACTTGCATATTATTGCAAGACACATCAGACATGCTATCGTTCCATCGTGGCAAATTAACAAAGTAAAAGATAACATTGATATTCGAGTTCAATATCTTCTTGGAGAGATTAATGAAACTACGTGGGAATCAAAATTATTGTTTCGAGAAAAAAAGCGCATGAAAATAAAGGCCTTCCATGATCTTATCCAAATGGTTTTAGTAATATTGGAAGATTTCGTAAGACGGGTGTTTTCATTTGATATATTAGATATAAAACAATGGCATTCTCTTGCAAGCTCAATAATTGTAGAAACTGTGTATCTTAAGAAATATTACACTACATCACTGTCACAAATATGTAAAGTACATGGAGGAAATATTCCTATTGAACTATTAAATGCATTTCCGTATTCAGACGAATAAATATTTTTCACGTTGTTTAATTTTTATTATAATCTTGGTTATAATAAAAATAAAATGCCAAAGAAATCGAAGAATAAATCGAAGAAGAGTTCAAAGGAACTAGATCCAAACAAAATTGAGTTTACTTGTTTTTGTTGCAAACAGATAGTTGAGGCCAAATCTGGTTCAATTTGTGTCGATATGTATAAAAATGGGCGATATGCTGTAAGAGGTCTTTGCAAAAAAAATAATTGTAAGTTGTCCAAATTTATTAGTTACGACGATGCCGAAAAACTAAAGAAATTGTACGGTAATTGCGATGATGATGATGATGATGATAATGGTAATAAAGTTGCAGAGGCTGGAGGTATTCTTGCTCTTTTTGCTCTTCTGGGAGGTGCAATAGCATATGCTGTCAAAATGGCTAAGAAATGCTAATTTTATTAAAGTAAAAAGATAGATTTAAATCAGATGATATTTATAATAAATAATGAATAATGATCTAGAATGCCCTATCTGTCTAAAAAATATATCTAATGGAATGTTTATATCTCACTGTTTGCACGTTTTTTGTTTAGAATGTATACAAAAAGCTTTGATCTATAAAAAATCATGTCCACTTTGTCGTGAAAAACTTTATTATAGACCCAAACGTTATTGTCAAAATATAATAACACAAAGAGTTTGTATTCAAAGAAGATTTGGAACAGATATTGTTTATCTAATGGAAAATTCTGAGAACGGAAGCAGGTGGATGGAAAACAGAAATTCTTTTGGTATACTTGTTTCATCACTACCTTTTTGGATTAATAGTTTTAATATTTAATCATAAATCTTTATGATAGATAAATGCCAGAAGGTGTTCCAATAATGTCGAAACGAAATATAATAATTACATTACTCGTTTTATCGACAATTTTATCTCTCTTAACAACTTTTTTGTCCTATTTTGGAATAACAAGATATTTCAGTTGTCATATAAAAAATTGCAATAATTTTATACAAAATTATAGTAAATTACCAAAAACTTCCGAAAGAAGAGTTGTTATTTCCTTTTCAGTAAATCCTAATAAATTGAATAAGTTAAAACCTTTCATTAATTCAATTCTTGATCAAACAGTAAAAGTAGATTTAATTGCTATGATAATTCCGGACGATGGTAGAAATATGAATTATGTTATACCAGACTATATTAAAGATTTTGCTGTCGTATTCCATACAGGAAGAGGATACGGAAAAGGAACTAAATTAATTCCTATGTTATTACGTGAAAAGGATTGTGATACTACAATTATTGCGTTGGATGAAAATATAGTGTACGGACAAGACTTTATTTATTCTTTAATTGAAGAATCTAAAAAATATTCTGATTCGGTTTTGACTGATAAAAAAGGAACTTTTATGCTCTTTAAGCCTGAACATTTTGGTTATGATGTAATTGATAGAGAAAATGATAGTCTTGATAATGATTGGTTTTTACAAAAAGCCTTCAAAAGCAAAATCTTTAAATATCGAGAAAATTATAAAATTAGGTGAGTATAATTCCTAAAAACTACACATGTAATAAATAATATACTACTGTACTCATTAAAACTAATACATATGTGTATTAGTTTAGATTATATTTTTGATAATAAAAATCCTATAAATTCCATCCTAAAATCCCCATCTTCGTCTCCAATATAATTTCCATCAGCACATTTTTCGACAGCTACTCTATAATCTAAAAGTTGGACTATTTCTTCTCCGTTGTCTGCAAAATTATCATTCAAGCAAGTGCAATATTCCATTATCAACTCCTTATTTTTAACTCTAAGAGAATCAAATATTAGCTTTGTTAAAATAACAACACTAGGATCATCTATTAATTCACCACATCCGTCCTTAAATTTTACAATTTCTTCTGCATAATCAAGTACTAATAGCCTATCTTTTAGAGGATAAGACATAAAATAGTCAGCATATCCCTCTGGACCTTTTAGTATATGTTCTATAGTAAAGAATTTAACATTTTCAAGTAACCAATCTTTGGTAATAGGAAGAATATCTTCAAGTTTAGGTGTTGAAATTAATTTAGCACAGTTCTTTCCTGTAAGCTGAGCCATTCGTTTATTAAACACACCTGGTTTAGAATCCAATTCTGTTATAGAAAATGAATTCTTTGTTATTTCAGCTATAAGCATTGGGTTTTTTGTTATTTCTACTGCTGCAATCTCTCCAGCTTTTTTCTTAATTGGATCGTGAACTGATTTTATTAGATGAGCATTTTCATAATCAACAACTTGTTCTCCATCAAGAGATTTGTGATGAAACGCACCTTGTTTTGCATCTGTGCACACTATTTGAGATTTACCTGTTGTGTCTGTAAGAAGATGTTTGTGAACAACCTGCGCTACTCCTTTTTGACCTTGGTAGAAATCACTTTTAGTATATTTTTCAGCTATTGTGAATGCAACTCGAGCCTGAGATAAATCTAGAGGCGTTAAAGTAGCAATTATATTGTTTTGAATATTTTTAGTAGTTGTCTTTTGGTGTGTAGGTTTCTTGGCTATTTCCTCAATTGTTGTCTGTGCTCGTTCGGCAATGTTCTTATATATTTCTTGTTGTGTTTTCAACTTAATAATTTCTTCATTAAGAAATTCTTTTGTTTTTTTACATGTTGATTTGTGCCTGTTAAAACTTGCTGTTGAAAAATTTTTATTACAGTGTATACATGTTTCCAATGTTGATATAACATGTGCATTTTGAGATTCTTGTATCTTAATACAATACTTAGCTTGTGTTTGATGATTATGAAGTACATATTTATTTTTAAAATTCTTTTTACAATATTGACATTTTAATTCAGCAGAATTAGCCTTTAAAATTAAGTCTTCATTTTCTTTAGCTGTAGTCTCTTGTATTTTCAGACAATATTTGGTTTTCTTTTGATGCTGACGTAACATCTGAGTATTACCAAACATGTTCTTACAAAAATGGCATTGTTCCATTTACTTTTCATTTTGTTCATTTGTTTTTAAATGATTTTATCATTTTTACACGATATAAAATCATGATTTTATCTGATGAAATCTAAAATGACATAAAATGACATAAATTTAACAATTTAATAAAAATAACTAATTTTTGTCATTTATTTTTCATTTTGTTCATTTGTTTTTAAATGAAAAATCATTTATCTATCAGATAAATAGTCATTTTAGATTGTTAAATTTAAAAATGTCATAAATTACAAAAAAATGACAAAAATTAGTCACTTTTCTCTGATTAAAGTGACTTTTTAGAAAAAATGAAAATATATATATATCCATTTTAATTATAGGGTCGGGTTTTGAAAAATGAACTTTTTTTACGGATCTCCTCCGTTTTTCAAAAAGTCGGAGGAGCAAAAAGAAAAGGTTTTTCCTTTTTTGTTTTCTAAATAATTTCAAAAATTCGTAGAAAATTTCCTTTGGATTTGGATTTTTTTCTCCTCCTCCTCCGCCTTTTTTAGAATTAGATGTTTTTAAAGGAAATGATTATTTAAAAATTCATCTCTATAATGAGTAAGAAGCTAATGGTAAACATTGTATAAAGTAAAAATCTTGCTTATTAACACTACCTTCATCATTGAGAATTCATACTATTAGTATGAATTTTAAAAGAATACGTTTTGTGCATTTATAAATCAATAAATACTGTGTTAACAGAACAATTTTCAATATCTCCGTAATATGATTTGAAAGTTCTAGGTAATCCAGAAACATATTCATACTTATAAGAACGTCCTGTTATATTACGCTTGAGATCCTGAGGTGATACTTTACCAATTAATTTAAGATAACAATCACGTACGAGATTAAAATCAACCATTGGTAGTATAACAACGCCTTCCCATTCCTTTCTTTTTCCACGAAGATCTACTTCAAATTGTTCAGGACACTGTTTCTTAAGAGGAGACTTTGAATCTGTCAAAAGACGACATAAAGGTTCTGGAATTAGATCAGCACTTTTTGGAGGCAGAACACATAGTAATTGCTGAAATGGCGTGCTTGGAATAGTTTTTACGTATTTAGGATGAGAGAATGATTTTACATGTCTAGAGAGCACAGATGCACATGGGGCATAATGATAACGAAAATTCCACTTCCAATTTGGAACTCCTCGTGTATAATAAGATAAGACCCACTGCATTCCTTCTAGATAATCATGACACAAAACTTTTTCTTCAGTAAGAGGAGGAAATGAGTACGTGTAATATTCTTTTTTATATTTTTCAATGTCAACGTCCCATTTATCAGTATCACTATTTTGCTCTGCGCAACTTTCTAAAAGTGGATCCGGAAAAAAATCTTTCTTCTTGCTTAATTTTCCTTCTAAATTTTCCTTTTCATACATTCCAATCTTTTCTAAAAAAATACCAAGAGGAATTGGAAGAAACTCAACACGATCATCTTTTAGATGAGTGATATGTCCATATGTCATTCCTGTTTCCTTATAAACTTCTAGTATTAACTCTATTCCCCTCTCTATGATCTCTATAGATGGAATATGTGGAAGAAAATCATTACCTACCATGAAACAAAGAAATATAAAGTCATCTATCGATGTCCTTTCATTAAAAACAAATGCTCCTTCTTCTTGAGAGGTCCAACGTAAAATCGAAGCAAGTTCTTTTCTAATAGAACCTATATCAAGACAAAAAAAATCATTATGCAAATCGTATGCATCTTCTCGTAGAATATAAAAGTTTGGTACATGAGTACCTAGAGCAAGCATTATAAGATCGGCGTCCATACCATTAATACAATATGTATCACCGATATCACCGTAATACCGGATATAGTTTATAATCTTATGCTCTCCTTCTCCTGGAGCCTTTTCATTCGAGAAAATAACTTCAATTCCACGCCAAGATTCATCCTCGTTTATTCTCTTTTGAATATACCAGTCTATATATTTTGTAAGAAAATCCATAAATTTTGTTCCAGGTGTAATACAATTACTATTGAAAGGACATTTTCCATCCGAAGACTCTACAGCACTGCGAAAGCGTCTCTGGCGTTGTTGATTTTGCTTGCTAAGAGGAGCTGGACCGTCTACGCACAATATTAATCGTTTCTTTGGCTTAGCTATTTTAAAAATATGTTCTATCGAACGACATACATCCTCAAACATTGCTACTTGTTTTTCTCTGCCATTGTTTCGTCTGTTATTGGTACGCAGGAGTCTTGGATTTGGCTTGTGATTACCATATTCATATATCTTTTGTGCAGAAGCATGAAAAATACCATTCATATCGATCATTAAATTATCAATGCTTACATTTATAGATTCAAGATCTTGCCCTCTTCTCATATTCTTCACATGCGATCTAAATTGAGTTTTAAACCATTGGAAAAAATGTTTGATACCCATGATGTCTTTTTATTTATTCTTATAAATCTTGTCCTTAAGAATCAAATTTAAATTACGTGTTTTTCTTAACACACAAATAAGTCACAAAAACTTTCTTCATATTCTAAGTATATGAAGAAATGATATATTTATTTCTTTGATAAAAGTCTTTTAGGCTTGACAGGAGGCACATCTTCATCCGATTCTACATCTGAATCAAATACAACAGAACTTTTCGCTCCGTCTAATTTATGGTATCTGCAAAGACTCTCAACCATCTTTGTAAGAGCGTCAATCTTTGCTTCGAGTCGAGAAGTATTGTCACGATTAGTCTCAGATGAACTCTGTGATTTTTCAAATCCACCCGTTTGCTGCGCACGTTCTACAGTCTTACACCCTTTCTCAATCCATTCGGTAATTTCCTTGCGCTTTTCACCCCAAAAAAGCCATGCCCCAAATTTATCTCCAGACTGTTTATCTGTTAAACTATAATTCCATTTACCCCCAAGAGCAAGAAGCGAATCCTTGTGTTGTTTCGTTTCACCGCGAACAACAAATGATTTGGGTGAATATTCTTCAATGTAAATGACACTTGACATTATTTCTATTTTTTTAGAATCTTCTCAATAAATAATTCAATTTTATTTTTGATTATCTTCATTTATATTGTTTGGATCACTATATTTTTGTTTTATCTTATTTATAATACAGTCTAATCTTGCAGATGAAGGAATATATTTTTGAACTTGCAATTCCGTCGTCAAGTAGTGGGTGCAAAATCTTGCCTTTTTGTTTGATTTGATCAAGGACGTGGTGTTGGTTTAAACTGATTGCAATAGTCGCGCGCATAAAGCATGTTGGTTTTATCTCTCCAATCGGGTTTGATGGCATTCTTTATTTCTGGACTGTCACACTTATGCCCCTGACCGTTCACCCATATCTCAGGGCCTCGGTATTGCCCAGGGGGGAAGGGTGATCCTGTAGTTGGGACGACCGTTGGAAAGATGGGTGATCCTGTAGTTGGGACGACAGTTGGAAAGATGGGCAATCTTGTAGTCGGGACGACCGTTGGAAAGGGGGGTGATCCTGTAGTCGGGACTACCGTTGGAAAGATGGGCGATCCTGTAGTCGGGACTACCGTTGGAAAGGGGGGTGATCCTGTAGTCGGTACCATTGTAACGGCTGGTGATCCTGTAGTCGGTACCATTGTAACGGCAGGCAATCTTGTAGTCGGCCCCATTGTAACGGCTGGCGATCCTGTAGTTGGTCCCATTGTAACGGCTGGCGATCCTGTAGTTGGTCCCATTGTAACGGCGGGTGATCCTGAAGTCGGTCCCATTGTAACGGCGGGTGATTCTGTAGTTGGTCCCATTGGCTCAAAGCATTTACCAATAATTAAATAAATAAAAGACATTTGTAGTGCTTTATCTTTTATTTTTTCTAATTGTTCCGGAGTTTCAAATATATCTTTACTCGTATCCGCAATACACTTTAATTGTTCCGGAGTAGGATTTATGTTCATCTTTCTAAACTCAACAATAAAAAGAGGCTTAATCTTTTCGTCAAAATCTGGGTCTACCCAATGGTAAGAACTTTTGAATTTGTCAAAAGTAATATTATTTTCTCGACAAGATCGTATAGAGTTTGGTATAGTTTCCTCTATCTCGCTTGGATGGTTTATCGTACGAATGATTTCTTTTGTTACACATGATAGCAAGCCTTTAGTATTAAGGATAGAATTGTCATATTTTAATATTTCAGCTTTTAATTTTAGAATATGTTCTGGGTTACTCCAGAATGTTCTTTCACCAACGTTATAGTTGCATTCTTGCATGATTTTTATCAACATTTCAGTTTTTTCTTTTTCATTTAGTTTTCCCAAATCTCTTGGAAATTTAATTCGATCTATAATCTTTTGTACAATACAGTCTAATTTAACAGACTCAAGTGGTTTTGATGCTTCTTTAAAAGAGTCTGCAATATTATTTTTAAAATCATTGATTACTTCATCTGTCCAGATTGGAGGACCTGGATCTGCATTTTCTAAACCATTTTCGCAAATAGCTTTAAGTTTTTGTACTTTAGATTTAAAATCACTATCGTCTATAAACTTTGGATCATTATAATCTACAGTAAATCTATTTGTTACACACTTTAACAGTGTATCTTTAGAATATTTTTCGACAGTTTTTCCGTCTACCGAGTTCAATTCCAAGTTTACTTTATCTTTTAGTCTGTTGTAATCAACAGGAGTCCATTTCATTATCTCCGCTGGTTTCGTTGTTACAGCTGGTTTAGTTATCTCCGCTGGTTTCGTTGTTACCGCTGGTTTCGTTATCTCCGCTAATTTCTTTGTCTCCTCTGATTTTTTATTACAAAAAGTTTTTGATATTAAATATCCACCAAAAAATAATAAACATAGTGAACTTATAATACATATTATAGTCAACATTGTTTGTATATTAAACCCTAATTTGAATTCAGTCATTTATTTATATCAAGAAATTTATAAAATAGTATTTGAAAATTAATTATTTCCAAATTTAGTTTATACATAGAAAATGACTAAAGGTGTGTTGTGTAAAAATATTTACTTTAGGCGACTGAGAACGATTTGCCGATTAAAGTTTTAAACTGGAAATGTTGCAATCATTCATAATTTCATCAATAAAAGCAGGACCGTGACGTTGGTCGTGCTCTTTCACTTTTTCAAGAGAAGAAAATCTTTCCATAAGCTTAATTAAAAAACAGTTTGATTCTGTCAAGGTAGGTTGTCTTCCTAACTTGTCTTGAAAAATCAGCTGATTGTTAATTTTTTTCAGATCACCCTCTGTCCATTCGGGAACATCACCTATTTGTTTACATTGTAGTATAAGTACAGGTGATACTATAGCCTTAAGTTTAGTATGATCAGTTAAAACTGCAATATCATTTGTGTAATCACTGATTTGTTTTGTGAGACATGCTATCCCTGAATCATTCAGACTTTTGCTATATAACGATTTTAATAAATTTTCTAGAATTTTACGAGTCTGATCGTCCCATATTATTACCCCTTGTGCCGTATTAAATCGTATGTTATAATTGCATTCGCCTGTGATTCGAATTATCAATTCTTTCGTTTGATTTTCATTAGTTCGGAATATTTTTATCATATCTCTTGGATATTTAAATTCAGATTGTAACTTATGTAATATACAATCTAATTGTTCCGAATCAGGTGATTTTGGAGTAATTCGACTCGAAGTAGGTTCATATGGTTCTATTGTAAGCATTCTTTTAAACATTCCCTTAAACTTTTTGATTACACTAGGTGACCAGACTGGAGGACCTGGATCGGAATCTGGATAGCGTTTGGGGTCTTCTTCTGTTTTCCGCATACTTTCCTTGCAATCTATTATAAGTTGTTTTACTCTAGAATCAAAATTACTATCGTCGATAAGTTTGGGATCATTATATTTTAGGGTAAATGTATGTGTTACACAGTCAAGTAAATCCGGAATGTCTGGAGAGATTGAAAATTTACCTGTGAAAATTTCTGCGTTTTCTAATTTTATTTTATCTTTTAGTTTTTCAAAATTGTCAGACGTCCAACCAGTCTCTTCTTTCAACGACTTTGTAGGAATAACACTTTTTGATTTTTTATTACAATCCAAATTTCCAACAAAATATCCAAGTGCGACTAATACACATATTGACAATACAGCCCAAAATATGATAGTTATACTTTCAATGTTAAATCCAAATTTAAACATTTATTATATTAACAAGAAAGTTCTAAACACTATTTTAAATTATAAAATTATTTCTAAATTTATCTATAAATTTAGAAATACATAGAAAATGGCTAAATGTGTGTTATGTAAAAATAAAATACATAGTTTAATGACAAGTGTCTACACTTGTAGATGCAAAAATATTTACTGTCATGCGCATATGCATAATCACGATTGTACTTTTGATTATGGTTTGGAATGGAAACAAAATGCTAACAAAATAATGCCAAAAGTAGAAAAGGAAAAGGTTGAAAAGTTATGATCTTTTCTTCTTAAAAAATACTGACATATTTCTACTTGGCCACCAGCGACGCCATGTAAAATGTAAATTATCTTTGGGTTTTTCTCCTTCTTCACATAAATTCTCAATTCTTGTTTCAACACGTTTAAGAGATAATTTGACTCTTGACATAGAATCTTCTGTATCCTTATATGCTTTATCAAGCTTGGCATGTGTCTTATCATTTTGGATAATTATTTTTACCATTAATGCATCTGTTCTTTGTTCTGCAACAGATTGTTTTCGTAGTATCTCCTCAATAGTTTTTTCAAGTCTAAGTAATCTGTCTTCACCTTCACTTTCTCTTACTAAAGCATCTGTTATTATTTTATTTGCTTTGGTATAAGCGGTAGGTGATATCCAAATAGCCAAATCTAAAAAAAGAATAGGATGTAAATATGTTCCACGTACTTCCTTTACTCCATCTTTCACTTTTATATATAAATCAGATGAAAAATTACGTAAGTTGCTCATGTAATATGTCGCCAGAATCTTATATCTGCTATTGTTTATATAATTAACAAAGTTCTTTGATTTATCCTTATATGCAGAACAAAATTTTGTTCCATTAATATATCCATTTGTTGTGTCCATAACACATTCCAAACCTAAATATTTGGCTTTGTAGTATCTGTCTGTAATTTTCTCATATGCAAGTTTTGTAATCTCGTTGTGTGTCATTTGGCTTTTATTGAGAAAAGAAATCAAAGTAAAAATTCAAAATTAAATATAAAATATAAATTTGATTGTATATTTGTACAATCAAATTTATTATACTACTGAAATTAACAACTATTTAATGCTTTATATATATCATCCTTGCAATGATTTTCCATACTGCAATTGATTATATCTGTATTTTCTAAGGTAAATTTTAAATTCATGTCAAACAGTTGATCTTTTCTGAAATAATTATTGTTTACCCAAAATTCATTTATGCAAAATCTTATATCAAATGTAAACCCATTCTTAATTAAAATTTCTCTGCATTTGTTATCCTTTGTCTGAGAATGACCATCCAATTCTATCACTACTACATATATTGGAATGCTAAAATCTAATGTTTCCAACACTACTTGTTCTCCACCCTCTACGTCAATTGATAATAAATCAATATATTTTATATTGGCGTTTGAAAGTATATTTTTAAATAAATCACCTTTGACATAATATTCGGATGAATTCTTGTGATGAATGTTCCTAAAATTTTCATGCATGCTTTCTACCAATCCTGCAGTTGCATGCCCTCCAATAAATTTAACATCTCCTTGCGTGTAACTAACTGCAACATTTGCACATATACATTTGGGACGATTGCGAGTCATTGACTCAAAGTGTTGTGTTGGTTCAATTAAAAGCCCTGAAAATGATAAAGTATCTTCAAAAAATTTTGTATTTGAATACGTAATTCCGTCCAAACCTCCCAATTCAACAAAAATACCGTCGGGTACGACTTTGTTAATAAACTTTTTATACACATACATATCTTCTCCTTGCTGTGAGTAAAATGTAAGCATTTATTATCTCAGATAGTCTTTTTTAAACTAAGATATTTTAATATCGAAAACACAGATGTCTCTTTTACTCTCCATCTTGTTCAAATGCAGGTATCTCATAATCGTCATCGTCTTCTTCTTTCCCAATAATTATTGGGCTTTTTTCTATAACTTGGTTCATCACATTTGCAGGAATAGTCTTAACCGGTGGTTGTTTAGAATAGATATTAGCATTTACACCCTTTGGTAATTTTGCAATATCAATACTCATTTTAATCATACCAGTCCCGATTGAAGCACGCTTTCCACATATTATAGAAGCAGAAACACCTTCTGTTGGTTCTTTATCACCCTCAGCTGCCGCGTTCAAAAAATTGTCCATTGTCTCCTCAAAAGAAGCTTTACCCATGGGTCCAGACTCCTCTTTCTTCATTGTATACCTTGTAATTGAAGAAATAGTACCATTATGAGTCATTCGATCAACCAAAATCATTGCGTGACAAGTATTGATACCCTCCATAATACTCATAAATTCTTCAATTAAAAACTGACGCGCTGCTTCAATATCTAGTACATCGTATATGTCCCACACATTATTTGAAACAGTACGAGTGTAGTCTACGTCTGGATGAGCTAAAAGTCTCTTAAATGACGAATATTGCTTTGAAATTGTATTGCTACAAAAACCATTTGTTTCTACTATCCATTCTGAACCCTCCTTAAGATAAAAAACTTCAGATATTGCTGGTATACCACAAATATAAATTTGCTCTAAAGTTGCCTGTACTACTTCCTCAAGATATATTAGAACTGCATTGTCTTGATCAACAAACAAAAGTCTAGCCTCAGGTAGACGAATATTCTTAGTATCTACAAATACATCAAGCTGACCTTCTGCCGGTGGAGAGAAAACACAATACAAATCTGAATACTCTTCGTGAATATGGTCTGCTATCTGTTGCATTGTAAGCTTGAACTCAAACAATTTCTTCATGTCTAGATTGAAAGTGATACAGTGTGTGTAGGATGAAAACTCATCTGAAAATAATATTTTGTGAGCTTCATACCAAGGTTCGCTTTCTTTGTTTAATTCTACCTTTATTGATTTTGAAATATCAGCCATAGTCATTCCAACGATGCTTGAACCTACTGTGTTACGCATCTCCTGAATAGAATCATTTCCTCTTTGAAAAAAGATTTTGTGATTTACAATACGAGGGTTCTTCGTAGCATTTAACAACTCTTGAAAACGCGGAACTCCGGCCGTCATTGTCTTCTCGGACTGCCCTGCACGATGGAAGGTATTAAGGGTCGTCTGTGTCTGTTTTTCTCCTATACTCTGTGCAGAAATCACACCAACGCTATCTCCTGGATCAATAAGACATGCATAATAAGATTTTTCAATCTCGTCTTTCAAAGCTGGAATAATTTCTGGATATATTTTTTGCTTTCTTAATTGTACGCGAAGTTTTTCTTTCTGTATGTTTGTTATACTCAAAGCTGTGTCAACCGGAATACCTTTTTGTGGTTGAATAAACGCTATCATATTCTCAATTTCTTCATTTGTAAGCAATCTAGTCATATTTCTAATTATTTTTACATATCGTATGTAAAAAAATCAATTTTAAATTGAAAACAAAATTTATATAATAAAATATCAATCTAACATTTTGTATTCTGATTTTAATAAATTAGAATATAACTCTATTTTTTATTCTTGCTAATGAAGAAATGTCAAAAATATACTGTTTACGCATAAAAAACCCTGATAAAAGAGAAATTAGTATAGAAGATTTAAATGAATTGACTGAATTTGTCAAAAACCTATACATACAAAAAAGTGACGATCCATCAAAAATATCTTTTTTACCATATTATTCAAAAACAAATGATAGTATATGTATAAGAATTAACGGCAGATCAAGGACAAATATTGAAAATATTGAAAAAATAAACTCAATTCTCGAAAATACAGATTTAGAGTGGAAAGACAACATTTCTTTATCAAAACCATATGAATTTAAAGCTACACAAGTTCTTTCCTTTGATGTAACTTCAGGAAGAAAATGGGATAGTATTATACAAAGAGGCCCTTATTTTAGCGAAATCATGGAGCCTTATGAACATCTAGGAGCTAGTTTATGGCTTAAATCAAATCCTACATTAAAATATAAATTAAATCCTAAAGAGGAAAAGATCGCTAGATTTTATGTTAAACGCATGGTATCAGAGGCTGGTGATAATATCACAGTAAGATATACAACAACAAACGAAAGTGATACAAAAGAACAAAAAGAGGCGTTTAAGATTTTTAACATAAATTTCTGGGAAGATTTCAAAACTTATCTTAGCCTAGAAGCAAAGAAAATCTTAATAACAGAACCCGAACCTAAACTTAAAGTTGATCCTGAAACTAGAAAGACTTATATTGACGAGGTCTCTACAAATTTTTTAAATATTGTTTGGAGTGATCTTATAAAACGGCATCTTATACAAATTGAGAAGAATAAAGAAAATGCAAAAGACAAAGATCGAAAAGATAAACAAGTTGCTGAAAAAATGGCAGAGTATGGTTACGCGACAATAAATGGTGTTCCATTACAAAAGCTAGCAAATTTTTCTGTTGAGCCGTCTAGTATTTTTTTTGGACGTGGTGTTAACCCATTAGTAGGTAAAATAAAGAAAGAAGTTTTACCAGAAGATGTTACCCTCAATATAGGTGAAAACGATCCTATACCAGAACCCCCACTTGGTCACCAGTGGGGTAAGGATAAAATTGTACATAAACATGATTTGGAATGGGTAGCTTCGTGGAAAGATAATGTGACAGGTCGTATTAAATATGTTTGGTTTTCTCAAGAAGGTGCTTTTAAAGCACAATCAGATATTAAAAAATATGAAAAAGCCAGAAAGTTGCATAGTCAAATTAATAAGATTAGAGAGGCATACATGAATGACGCTAAGTCAACAAATTCAACAAAACTACAACTAAGTACAGTTCTTTATCTGATTGATCATTTTGGCATTCGTGTTGGGAATGAAAAAGATGAAGATGAGGCTGAAACGGTGGGTGCTACTACACTTCTTGTTGGTAATGTGAATTTAGTTACTAAGAATCATGTAATTTTTGATTTTCTTGGGAAGGACAGTGTTCGTTTTTATAAGGATTTGGAAGTTGATCTAGTCATTTTTGAGAACTTTAAAAAACTAACAGAAGGTAAGTCTAAAAATAAACAGATATTTCATGAAATTAAAAGCGAAGATATAAACGAATATCTTAAAAAATTTGATAAAGATTTTTCAGCAAAAGTTTTTCGCACCAGATTGGCTAGCAATATTATGTATCATACTTTGAAAAGTGTTAAGATACCAGATAAGTCTACAAATAAACTTATTAAATTAAATTTTACTAAAGCAAATGCTGAAGTAGCAGAGGTACTTAATCATGCTAGAACGCCATCTAAAAAAGCAAAGGAGGCTTTAGAAAAGCTCAGAACCGAATTGGCTGAAGCAACAATAAAAAAAGAGACAAAAAAAATTCAAACATTAACAGAGAATATTGAATCCAAAAAAAATGTGTTGACTGTTGCAATAAACACATCTCTTGCCAATTATATCGATCCACGTCTTGTTGTATCTTGGACAAAAACACAGAAAGTTGAAACGAGCGTTATTTACACTAAAACATTATTGAATAAATTCAAATGGGCTGTTGAAAGTACTGAGGACGGTTGGGATTGGGAAAAATCGCCTTTAGTAGAAGATATAGATGAAGACGATAAAAAGAATCCAACAAGAGCACCTCCAAGTACTGAGAAAAGTAACAAGAGAGCACCACCTGCAAGAGCACCTCAAAGTTCTGGAAAAAGTACTGAGAGAACACCACCGGCAAGAGCACCTCCAAGTACTGGGAAAAGTAACAAGAGAACACCACCGGCAAAAGCACCTCCAAGTACTGGGAAAAGTAACAAGAGAACACCACCGGCAAGAGCACCTCCAAGTACTGGAAAAAATACAATTAAACGACCACCAGCTCCAGAACCTCAAAGTATTGCTAAAATTACCACGAGAACACCTCCAGCTAGAACACCCTCAATTGCTGTAAAAAGTGCAAAGAGAACACCACCAAAACATCCGTTTTTTGGAGAATTAAGAACTGATAGAATAGAAGATTATCAATTGTTGTTACGACTATGTCGAAATTTAGAGGAACATAAAGATAAAATTGGTCAACTAAATCGTGATGTATTGGATTGGATTTATCCTTTCTGTAAAGAAGCTGTAGAAAGAGGAGTTACTATAGAAGCAACAAAGTTTATAGTTGCTTATTATGAAAAACATAATCTATTAAAAAGACCAGAAGACGATACTCCTGTTGCCGAGAATGTAAGAAAACCAGATCCTGAGTCGTCAGATGACGAGGATGCACCTCCAATCTCACCTCCTGTTCAAAACAAGAAAATTCAAAAAGCAAAGATTCAAAAGGCACCTCGTACAAATTACATAGTTCCTAGTGACGATGTTGATTTCATATTTCTTAATACTCATAATAATGAGGGTATTTTAAGAAAATATTGTAAAAAACACAGAATTCCTATTAAATCTGAACACAATATCGATCAAATTAAGTTGGCTATTATAAAATTTTACAAAGATAACCCTGCAAAACCAATTAGGTGGGATTGACAACGGATTGAATGTTATAATTAAACCTAAAATGGTTTAATTATAGTAACTTTTCTACATTGTTCTTAATGTCTTGTACATTAACACCTGTTAGAACCATATTACTTTGAAAAACACCATTTTTGTAAAAATGGAAAGTTGGTACAACTTCTGGATCCGCCGGAGAGTTTCTAAGATCAAGATCAATATCTTCTTTCACAAATGCAAGCCCCTTCACATCCTCTTTGTTAAAATCGTCAGCAATTTTGTTAAACCCATTAGCAAAAGTTTTACAAGGTCCACACCATTTAGCGTGATAATAAATAATAACAATTTTATTGTTTTTAATAATAAAGTTGCGTTCGTCGAGACTTTTTATACATGGGACTTCCGGAAACATAATTTCTTTATCTTTAACTGATAGTGTTGCATATGTCGCGTATCGCGCCATTTTATTTCTAAAAATCAAATCTTTATGTTATTTTACTAAATAATAAATTTTACTTTGTCTTAATATAGTTTCCAAGAGAAGATACAACCGAATTTATTTTGCGACGAGGCGTGCATGAATATAGATTTTTTTTGGCAGTACCTTTTTTATGCCATATTTTATATTCTTTTTCTGTTGTTTCGTGAATAACAAGAACACCGTCCTTTTGTGTTTCAAAAAGAATCACTGGCTCTCCAAGATTTGCAGGACGTTCCCCGTAACAATAAATACCCTTCCAAATATACCCTTTATTATTTGGCATATTTTTAAGTTTTTTAAGCATATATGCTGGAATAGTTTCTCTTGTTTTAACAAAATATTGCCAACTTTTTTCAATATCTCTCTTATTATTATCAGACCTTAATGTATGAAAAACAAGACTTTTTTGTTTAGTAACGGGTAATTCTTTCTGTTTTTTTGGATTTGCAGTTACAACAAATTCACTATCAAATTCTCCTCTTTTAACACCATCTAATCTTTTCTCTAGAGAAGAAATCTCCGTCTCTCGTAGTAAATTTTTAACTTTCCTATTCTCAATCTGTTCAGAAGACCATCCTCCTGTGAACTTTCGCATCCTTTCAATAGCAGATTCATCGTTTTGAATATATTTTTTTTCTTGTCTTATTTGACTGTTTATTCTGATCAATTCTCCTCTCCTTTTGTCAATAATACTGGTCATCTTTATAATCATTATCCTTGACTTTAGCTTGTTTTTTAAACTTAACTAAAATTGAAAACAGTATTTTACTTTTTAAAGACACATTTCCAGACAAGATAAATTATAACTCATACTAAATCAAATATTGTTATTATATAAAATTTGTATTTCGAATGTTATTTTAATATTATTTGTAATATTAAAATTGTTATCTAACATTTTTCAGGCTTTAGCTTTTAACTTTCTATTTTTTATTTCTAACTCATGGAGTTTTCGTTGAAGTTCGTTTACCTTCTCAAACAAGTCATCATGATTATTTTCAGTCTTTTTATACGATTTGTTTTTTACGGGAGTATCTGGACTCGGAAAATCATCAGAACTTTCAGATCTCGATGTAGATGATGAATAAGATCCACTATCAGAATTAGAAGGACCGTATAGTTTTCGAAAATCAACAGGTTTTTTAGAAAAAGAACGAAAGTAAGCTAATGGATCTTCGGATTCCATAGTCATTGCGTGTTCTGCAATATTTTTTATTTCTTTATTAACCTTATTTTTACGTTTTTCATTCTCTCTTTCGCGAGCTTCCTCCTTTTCTCTAGCTTTTTTCTCTTCTTTCTCTCTTTCGCGAGCTTCCTCCTTTTCTCTAGCTTTTTTCTCTTCTTTCTCTCTTTCACGAGCTTCCTCCTTTTCTCTAGCTTTTTTCTCTCTTTCACGAGCTTCCTTTTTTTCTCTAGCTTTTTTCTCTTCTTTCTCTCTTTCGCGAGCTTCCTTCTTTTCTCTAGCTTTCTTCTCTTCCTTTTCTCTTTCACGAGCTTCCTCCTTTTCTCTAGCTTTCTTCTCTTCCTTTTCTCTTTCACGAGCTTCCTCCTTTTCTCTAACTTTCTTCTCTTCCTTTTCTCTTTCACGAGCTTCCTCCTTTTCTCGAACTTCCTTCTGTCTAGCTCTTTTATCTTCTTCCTCACTATCTTCTTCATCACTATCTTCTTTCTTTCTATCTTCTTCCTCACTATCTTCCTCACTATCTTCCTCACTATCTTCTTTCTTTCTATCTATTTTATCTTCTTCCTCACTATCTTCCTCACTATCTTCTTTCTTTCTAGATTTCTTCTCTCTTGCTCTTTTATCTTTCTTCTCTTCCTCACTATCTTCTTCATTCTCTTGTGTATCAGAATCATATAAGTCTTTTTTATCTAAATCACAAGGATCATTAAGAGATTTGATTAGATCTTCAAGTATATTTCTTTTTTCAATAGGAATTATCCAACCTTCTCCTCCATGCATTCGCGAGTTCCATCGACCTCCAATTTTTTTAAGAAGATCATTATAAAGGGTTCGATCTCCTCTTACAGCAAGACGAGTCTTATTATATACCTCAAATCTTAGTTTATCAGGCATTTTGTATAAAAAGTCTCTTTCTCTTAAGTAGTTTTTATTTTCTAACTCATGTATAGTCTCAATCTTGTTAGAGAAGTATAGCATATAATTGTGAGAAGCTTCAAAAGTATACTAAATATATAATTTTTCAACAACTGAACAATGTTTTGTTATTTGACCGCTACTAGATTCATACGAATTCGCAAGAATCCAACTCTTTCGAGCTTCTAACCCGTAAGTAGCTTTACGGGAAAATATAAGAAATCACATTATTTCATTGATGCACTTGATAAAAATGTTTCTTGCACCATTGACATCACGATCTATAATCAGATCGCAATTAGAACACTCATAAACTTCCGATGACCCAACATCATTGAGCGATCCGCATCGAGTGCATGTCTTGGAGGTGTATTCTTCTGTGCATACAACTAATCTTGTTTCTTTCTCTATTTTACATCTTTCGGCAAGTCGCATTCTAAAACGATAGTGTTTTACTTGAAGAAGATTGCGATTACCATATTTATTTTTTCTTACTATTTCTTGGCTTTC